CTCCTTGGAGCGATATTCTGCCTATGCTCTACTTGGGCACAGACGAATATCATCCACATTTCGAATTCGCAAGTGGTCATTAACAACTACTTCGTGACCACAACCAACTCTGTGCCAGCGACTAATGTAGTGTCAGAAGTTAATACCAACAAACTTGTTGTTTTGCCCCAAGAATGGGTGGAACGTCTTCGTTGGGAACAACTTCTACTCGATAGACAATCCGCTTACAATCGAGCATATATCCGTCGTATAGAGCGGAGACGCTAAATTATAAAAAATCCAAAAAACATCTTGACATTTACTTGGAAGAGGATATACTTATCCAAGTTAAGCTAGTCTTGTCATGTGGCAAGGCTATGAAAACAACCAAAGGAAAAAAATATGAAGAAATTCACAAAAATGATCGTTGGCGTTTTTTGCGCCTTGGCACTGGCAACCTCTGCTTTCGCTGCTGATAAGGTAGTGAGCGGAACGAGTGGTGTTGCTGTGGAATCGGTAGCTGCTCAATCTACTTCTCTGTTTAACGCAGGTGAAGTTGGTCTGAGTCTGTCCACAGGATATGATGTTGGTGCAGCAAATACCATCAATGGTGAAACGCTGTTTGGCGAACCATATACGTTTAACCTGACCGCAGGTGCGTTTTGGTTTCCATTCCGAAACGTTGGTGTTGAAGCCAATGTTCCGTTTTATCAAACAAAGGGTGTAAGTGTTGACGAAGTTCAGGCAGGTCTGTTGTTCCGCTTGCCGTTGTCCGAAGACAAGGCAATCCTCAAGAATGTCGCTCCTTATGTCGGTCTTGGCGGCGTCTATAACTGGAATGATGCTCAAGATTGGGCATACATTGCCAAGGTGGGTACAGAAGTTCGTCTGAATAAGAAGTGGGGCATCTTCGCCGAAGGTCAATATCGTAACCATGAATTCCAAAATTGGGGTAATGGTGCGGTGTCTGTCCAAGGTGGACTTCGCCTTGTATTCTAAGTGATTTGCGGACTTGTGCCGCAAATGGTGGAAGGGCAAAACGCCCCCAACGGGTGGGAGTCTTATAAAAAGGTTTCCCACCCGTTTTTTTGATATTTATTGTTATGAAGAAACTCTCCTTAATTCTCCTTTCGCTCGTAACGGCTGTTACGATGTTCGCTCAGTCCACGAATAATCCTAATCAACTCAGAGTTCGTTGGGATGCCTCGCCGGACGCAAATGTTACACAATACGCTCTTTATTATAGAAACATTGCCGTAACCAATTTTTCTTCCACCAACATCAGTGGAAGACTCAACACTAATGGTGTCATTGCTGCCGTACCAAACGTAGTTTATGAATTGTACGTAACCGCAAAAGATAACACAGGATTGGAAAGCGACCCATCCAATAAGATTCGTGGACAAAACATTCTTGTCAACGGATTCGGTAAGTCAACGTCTATCACTGTTTTCGATACCATTTCAACCAACGTTCCACTGTTTACGTTGGCTAGTTCTCCATCAAACGGTGTCGCATCACTTTCGTTGCCAACGGTAGTTTATACGGCAACCAATACTATAGGAAAGGATATGTTGGTGTTCAAATCTCCAGAAATCTTTCTGGGACAGAATGTAACCAGTTATGTATCAGTTTACCGAGCACTCCAAAATGCTCCGACCATTTCTATTCCATGAGAAAACCAAAGAAAGTAGAAGTATCCGAAGAAGTTTATGCAAAGGCAGTGAAAAGCTTGTTCGATGCATTCCTTCGAGTTGGATTCACCACCGAACAAGCGTTTGAACTGACCAAAACAATCGTCAGTAAAAGCGCAGGTGAAACGTAAGCGATACCCTGTTGTCGGTAAGACAAAAGCCAAACGACCACTTAAATTGTGGGTGGTCAACAATAAACGTTTGCTTGAAGAAGATAAGTGTGTTGGCAGATGTTGGCCGGGAACACGCACTTACGTTATAGAAATAGATCCTCGGCAGTGTCCCAAAGATTACATGGACACGCTTATTCATGAGGCACTTCACGAACTCCTTCCAAGAAAACCAGAAGCATTCATCCTGAAAGCAGGCACAACTATCGCCAATCTTCTATGGCGATTGGGATACAGACGCAAGAAAAAACGTCGTTGACAAATGGATAGCTCTATGCTATCCTTCTTGTTGATGAAGTACTACGTTTACATTCTGTTCTGTGCTGACGGCACATACTACACTGGATGGACTACGGATGTTCAAAAACGCCTTGCCGTTCATAACAAAGGTAAAGGTGCAAAGTACACCCGAGGCAGATTGCCCGTAAAACTTCTGTGGTTTGATTCTTTCAACAGCAAATCGGAAGCGATGAAGAAAGAATACGCCATCAAGCAATTGAGCAAAGATGGTAAGAAAGCAATCACCCGACAAGACGTTCATAAAGTGTGTTATGGCAGCAGAAATTAACAAGTGCGCCTTCTGTGGATTCACCACGCATACCCGTGGTCATCATGTTGTGCCCAAGTCAAAGGGCGGAACGACCATTGTTCCCACTTGTGAAACGTGTGAGTCCTACATTCACAAAACGTGGTCACACAATGAACTTCGGGATGTCTTCAATTCGGTGGAGAGCATCCTTGCCAATGAAGGTTTTCAGAAGTTCTTGAAGTGGCGTCGTAAACAACCAGCAACCACTTTATTCAAATCCAGCCCCGGTAAGTTTCGGGACAAGAACCCCTATCATTGACATGAAGAACATAGCAAAAGCAGCAGAAGCACTCGGCGACGAGTTGGTAGTCAAAATCCTCAGTCTTGACGAAGATGAACTTGAGGCATTTGAAGAGAAGTTGGATGCCATCATCGAAGAACGTCAGAAAAAGATTGCTGATGCCAATGTGATGACTCGGGAAGAACTGATCGCTCTTTATGAAGGTTTTGGATACGAAATCAAGCCGGGTATGAAGTTCTGGAAGATTGGGGGTCTTGGTCGTGGTAGAGGATTATACGGACTACAAGTTGGTCAGTACACCCACTCCTGTCATATTGATACCACCGATTTGATTGTGTTGTTGGTGGTTGATGGCACAAACAACTATGTGGAAAGCTATGCGGACTTTTGGTTGTCCGGTCCTATCGTTGTATGAGAGTAACGATTCAATCTGTCAAACTGTTGCTCGAATGTGATAACGGCAACAAAGTTGAAGTTGAAATGTCTCCCGATGGAAAAGAATTTCTATCGGTAAAACCGTTATTCCAACCAATAGGATTGATATTCTACTTGAATAGACACCCGTTGCTGGAAGCATATGAGTAAAATAAGAGAACAAGCATTTTTGAATGGAATGGTGCGTGCTTTTCGGAAAGCATACCGAATGGGCATGACTCCACTTCAAGTTGTCAAATGCCTACGCATTGCGTGGGAGAAGGAAATAGGTTATGAATATCCTCGTTACGTCGGGCGGCACTAAAATACCCATTGATATGGTGCGGGACATTACGAATATGTCTCGTGGCACTTTCGGCAGCAAGATTGCCTTGGAGTTGCTCAAGTTGGGGCATGAAGTCTTTTTCTTTACTGCCAAAGGAGGACGTACTCCATTCAAATTTGAGATTGACCTTGCCGAAGGTTATGGTGTGGGTGATACGGAAGGCTGGACGATGAAACATCTTCTGGCGATTGAGATGATGAAGGAAAAAGTTCCGATGCTCAATCGCTACAAACAGATGGAATATCGCACCTTCGATGATTACAAGGAACGCCTTGAGCGCATTCTCAAAATCTATCGTCCAGATGTTGTAGTTCTCGCTGCTGCGGTTAGCGATTATGGCGTCAAGAACCCCGTCAAAGGAAAGATTCGCTCCAATGATGCTCTCAAGATTGAGTTGGAGCAATTGCCAAAGTTGATTTACTTTATCAAAGAGTGGTTGCCTACAACCAAATTGGTGGGGTTCAAACTTCTCGTTGGTAGTAAAGATTATCAACTCATTGATGCTGCTAAGAAGAGTATCGCCGATAACAAATGTGATATGATTGTTGCCAATGATTTGCAGGACATCAAGGAAAATAAACATCAGGTACATTTGGTATTCCCAAATAAAGAACCCGTCACTTACAAGACCAACCCAAGCGACCCAAATTTCTTGGCACGAATGGTTGCCGAACACACTGTCAAATTATGATTGAATTCACCGACGAACAGTGGAATGAGATTTGTGATGCAGTAGATACAACTATTGTACAGGCACAAAATGATCTTCCACCAGAAGTGGGGAAGAAAGCAGACCAGATTCTTACTATAGTGGATAAGTATCAGTTTCCGCTTGATGTGTGGAAGAATGCTACGGTTTTGGGGTGTTATAACAAATGGACAAACACCATTGCTATTTTTGCAGGGCAGATTTATGAACACTGCAATCAAGATATGAAAGGAGCGATGGAATCTGTGAGACAAGTTTACTATCACGAATTGGCACACGCTGTTGGTAATTTGGGCGAGTTGGAAGTAAGAGAAAGAGGATTATGAGAAAAGTATTGCTTGGACTAACTGGAAGCGTTGCATCAGTTTTGTACGTGAAACTGGTCAATGAGCTTCAGAAAGTTGGAGATGTAACGACTGTTCTCACACCGAGAGCGGAGCATTTTGTCTCAGACGAGTTCAATGGAATCAAAGTCTTGCGTGAATGGCACGAGTGGCACTGGTTTCATTCGGATACGCCGAGCAAAGGCAAGTTTTTCAACCATGATGACCACATGGAATCCAAATGGAGAAAAGATGACCCCGTTCTCCATATTGAGCTTCGGGATAAGTATAGTGTTTTGGTGATTGCTCCATGTTCTGCCAATACACTTGCGAAGCTGGCAAATGGATTGTGCGATAATCTTCTTACGTCTGTTGCTCGGGCGTGGGATCAAAATCGTCCTGTTATCATTGCACCCGCAATGAATACTCACATGTGGAATCATCCCATTACAGAGCAGCATATCAAGACGCTTCGTAGTTGGGGATACAAAATTGTTCCTCCCCAAGCAAAGATGCTTGCCTGTAATACCTATGGAATGGGTGCTATGGCAAACATTGAGGATATTGTAGAAGCGACCCAAGAGGCGTTGCGATGGTCTTTCCCCATCCCCGGCCAATATCCGTGGGAGAAACAACTTTGTGAAGGCATTCCCGTTTGCACTCACCCGGGAGCATTCAATGCCAAGCGAAAGAACTCTACGCATACAGGCGTGGATTTGTATTGTGATGTTGGTACACCCGTTGTGCCAGTTGAAAATGGTATAGTTGTAGCGGTTGAACCATTCACGGGTCCAAAAGATAACAGTCCTTGGTGGTTGGATACCGACTGTGTTCTTGTTGAAGGAGCAACGGGTGTGGTGTGCTATGGCGAAATCAAGCCGTGCGTACGTGTTGGTGACAAAGTTCGTCGGGGCGATACTCGCATTGGTGAAGTACTGCGGGTAATTCCGCCAGATAGACCACAGCATCCAGAACTTCAGGGTTGGAAGCCAAGTATGCTCCACATTGAAATGTATCCTCATGGATATTACAAACCATCTGACGGATATGAGAAAAGTATTCATTACCTTCAAGACCCAACACAGTATTTGAAGGAAGCGTACAACGCCCCTGAGAAAGAATTCAAAAAGGAATAAGCGCATGACCTTTACTGAACGAATGACCGAGAAGAAGAATCTTCTTCGCAAGCAGCAAGAAGATTTGAAAAAGTGCATTGATGACATCTTCAATGAAGAAGTAATGAAGATAGTTCAGCAAGAGTTTGACTATCAGGCGAAATGTCCCCACCCAAACATGATTACGGTCAAGACCAAGGATGGTGGAGGAAGCAATTCTTGTCCAGAATGTGGTTGGTGGTGTGCTTGGGGAGTTTATTCAACCGCCCCCGTGGAACCTCCCCTGCCATATCCTTTCAAGGATGAGGTAAAGGAGTTTATCAAACATATCACTTTACCCTAATACGGTTATATTTATACCTGTATGAACGAACGAATCCAAGCCATTCTCCTGCGGATTGTGCGGGAATTGCAGAAACAAAAATGGTCTGCTGGTAAAGACTGGGAGATTACTCTCAAAAGTGAGGGTCATGTTCCATTGGTAAAGCAAGTTTCCGTCATGGGATCAATGGATGATGAAGAATGGCAAGATGATGTTGAAACTCATATTGATTTGAAGCTGGCATCGGATGATAACATTACGTTTTTCCCCGAGTACACCATCTATGCAGAAATTTTCATTGAAGGTGGAAGCAACAAAGATGTTGTTTATAAGCTGGATGCTGATGTAGCATTCACTGAAAAAGACATTTTGGACGAGCGTAAAGCTAAACTTGCTGCTCAACGAATTGACAGACTTGTTGAAGGACATATGGAACAAGAATATGCCGATTATGTTGACAACAATGCGGAAGAGATTCGATACCACAAACAACACGGAGACCCTCTGGGAGGCGATTCCCCAGACGATTAAAATAGGGGCTTGACAAATCCAAGAAGTGTGATATACTTCTTCCCGTAACGTTGAGAACGCCTTCAACCCGAGCAAATGGCGGTTAAAAAAAGTCGCAGAAAAATGCGATTTTGTTTGACAAGCATCTATTTATCAGGTAGAGTAGCGGTGTAATGGCTGATTAGTTCAATAGTAGAACAAGATCCTCATAAGGTCAAGACACTGGGGCAGAACCAGTATCAGCTACCAATTTTGATTGTTCTTTGATGCGGATGTGATGTAGTGGTAGCCTACAGCCTTGCCAAGGCCGAAGTGAGGGTTCGATTCCCTTCATCCGCTCCAATTTTTGACAGATGTGAAGTGCCAAAAAGAGCCATTCGGATAAACCCTCCGTATGATGTGAGGTTCCGAGTCTGTCTAACGGATTTGATCTTTGTAAGTGCATCGTTGGCATATTGGCCGTGCTCCAGCCTTCCAAGCTGGCCAAGCGGGTTCGATTCCCGCACGATGCTCCAACGCACTATAGGTGTTTATAGATACACAGGTGGCTTCCAACCATCAGTAGTCGGGGCGTTACCGACATAGTGCTCCACGCCCATGTAGTACAATAGCAGTACACGGCTTTGGTAAAGCTGAGACGACGGAGCGTAACCGTCCTTGGGCTCCAATTTGTATGAGAAATGTATGGTTAGTGATTTTGCTATCGGTGTTCGTCCTCGGATGTCGTCCGGTAGTTGAAAAGCAACCTTACATTGATCCCACAGTGGTCACTGATGTTCGTGGACAAAAGTATCGTTTTGTTTCACCAGAAATGGCGAATGCAGACGGCACAGTAACAGTGGAACTATGGGAAAAGATTGAACCGTTGGATACAAAAAGGTGGTACACACCTTCATTGGGATCTAAATTGGATACCAATAATCCACCGATTTTCAATTCTTTGATGCGTTAATCGGCGTGTAGCTTAAAGAAAGCCAGCAGCCTTATAAACTGCTTAAACACTAGATGAGTGTGAGTTCTCGGGGCAGTACCGAGCACGCCGACCAATTTGAAAAATGCAAGAGGTCTCGTGTTCACATTTGAGAGAGTTCATGAAGACCCAACTTGAGGTCGTCAAGAGGCATTTAGACGAACATAAGTATTTGCGGCAGATAGATGACAAGAATACAGCTCTTGAATCATTTATCAAGGATTATGGATGGCTAATTCGTGAGATGTATTGCACGACGGCTTGTCCGCACCGAGTTGGATGCACGATTGCATCTCACTTGAGCGAAAGCGGTGATTTGTTAAGGAATCACTTGCCGAAGCAGTAATGTTCTTTGAGACGCCACTGTGGATTAGGGAAGCTGGCACAACCGACAGATTCAAAACCTGTTATCCTTTGCCCGTTCGAATCGGACCAGTGGCACCAATTTGTAGATTGTTCTTTGAATGCCGGGTTAGTATAAAAGTATTACAGTAGTTTTGTAAACTTCAAAAGTCGGGGCAGTACCGACACTCGGCTCCATGCCAGATTGATGTAAAAGCAGCCTGTTAGTTTCGTAAACTAAATGCGTCGGGGCAGTACCGACATCTGGCTCCAATTTGATTGGACAAATATCAGAGCGATGCAACTCGCAGCCTGAAAAGGCTCTGACGCTCGTGGGAAGTTGCAGTCCAATCATGCTCGTTAGTTCAGTGGCAGAACACCGCACTGATAAAGCGAAGACGCTGGATCTAATCCAGCACGAGCATTATGGCCCGGTGGCAGACAAGGGAATGCAGCCGCCTGCAAAGCGGAATAAGGTCGGGGCAGTACCGACACGGGCCTCCAAAATTTCTGAAGAAAGTTGTTGACAACTTCCTTCAAGTGTGGTAGAGTATGCCACGTAAGATGAAAATCGGTTAAGAAAACCGAGCGAAAACAAAAACGACAAAGTATTTATTGGTAGTATGAACATGCAGTCATTACATAAACAATGGTTTAGAAACCCGGTCCTTCGGGTGACGAACCCCTCTGCTTCGATTAGTTTCGTAGCAAAGAGTGTTTATCTTAATGATCGCCCAGAAGGAAGGCTCTCGACGTAAAGTACTTACATACATACGTCAAAGAGAGCCGAACCAAAGTGGGTTCGGTTTTTTTGTTGAAAAGATTTGTTGAATTGGGTTTAAGCAAACTCCATCGGCACTTCTCCTAAGACTTGCAATGGTTTTAGGTACGAGTGTCTGCTTTTCTCCCTAAAAAAAGGTGATTGGTCATGCGGCTAGCCGAGCGATGAGTTCGGAGGACGTATTGGCGATAATGTAATTGACAAGAGAATGTGGAAGGTGTATTATTCTGCCTATGTTCACAGCATCAAGTACTCTTGTTAGAGCACGAAAATACTTCATTCCTACGAGACCAAAATCTCGCAGACGAAGAATTCAATCGTGTGGTAAGAAACGAAATAAGTATCGTTATTACTATGGAGATAGAGATTTTTACAGACAACAATATCTTCATTCTACACACTGGAAAATACTTCGTGCTATCAAACTTCTTCTCCATCCACTTTGCGAAGAATGCGGAAGTCATAAGCGAATAGAACCACATCATCTTCAATATCACAATCTCTATGATGTACAACTCTCCGATTTGAAAGTTTTGTGTAGGAGATGTCATCATAAATATCATTTTTCAATGCTGTCGTAGCTCAATTGGTAGAGCATCGGACTTTTAATCCGAGGGTTAAGGGTTCAAGTCCCTTTGGCAGCACCAATTTCAATAGGCGTATGGTGTTTAACGGCTAGCATGACGGTCTCCAAAACCGCTGGTGCAGGTTCGAATCCTGCTGCGCCTGCCAATTTGTATGGTGGATATGTTGTAATAGTAGCATCACAGCCTGTGAAGCTGTTAGAGCGGGAGCGTAACCCGTTATCCACCCCAATTTCCCCGCAGAGGATAGTATCCTTTGCCCGAGGCTTGCCCGAACGAGCCTCTCTTATGGTGGTAGTCGTATAACGGCAGTACCTGAGTTTGTGGAACTCAAGGAGCGGGTTCAACTCCCGTCTATCACCCCAATTTCAAATGCGTCGGAAGCTATCAAAGACGGGCAGCTGGCTCTTAACCAGACGATTCGTGTGGGGGCAGTACCCACCCGGCGCACCAATTTCCTCTCAGTCGCCTAACTTGGTATGGCACATGCTTTGGGAGCATGAATAATGGAGGTTCAAATCCTCTCTGGGAGACCACTTTTAGGTGCTTGCAGCAAGCAAAAATCATTCATCTGTAAAATGAAAAAACAGCACCTAGTCCTTTTTAGTCCGTGCTCGCAATTCGTGAGCGATCATCTCACTATCTTGTGGGACACGGCGATTTTTGAGATACTCACAGCAACCAATTCTACTTGCCTGTTAAGCAAACAAAGAAAATGTATCTCGTATGGCCCAGTAAAGTAATAGTAACCTAACCGACTGTCTATCGGAAGTCCGGGGAGCGTAACCCCGTTGGGCCGCCATTTCCTCCATTGTTGAATGAGGTATCATATGATCCTGTCACGATCAAGTAACGAGTGCGAGTCTCGTATGGAGGGCCACTTTACGTTAGACTTCTATGTGTTTGAGGTAGGAGTCTAATATGTATTGGTATGCAAGAAGCAATCTGCCAATTCTGTAAGAAACAGTTTGAATTCCGCCCAAGTCAAACTCGTGGAAAATTTTGTTCTAACAAATGCCGTGGTGATTATACCATAAGTCAACGTCTTGTTCTTGGTTCTACAATGAATAAACAAATGAGGCGGTGGATATATGAAAACTTTCCACAGGTTTGTGGAGAATGTGGACAAGGAATGGAGTGGAACAAAAAACCACTACGTCTTCAAATAGACCACATCAACGGAAACAAAAAAGATAACCGCCGTGAAAATTTGAGAATGATTTGTCCCAACTGTCATACTCAAACAGAAACGTGGGGAGTAAAAAATGCTTCTCACGAAGGTAGAAAAAGAATGCGAGAAGGAGCTTTATATCTCCAAAGCAAACGTAGTATAGCTCAAAAGTAGAGCAAGCGACTGATAATCGCTAGACCGTGGGGCAGTACCACGTACTACGACCAATCTAAAACCGTTATGGTCGTAGGCGACCAATAAGACCGCTAAGCCTGTAGGCAGGCACTCATTCCCTCTTGGTTTGTAATGGTAGCAACCCGAGCTTTGAACTCGGAAGCGCATGTTCGATTCGTGCAGAGGGAGCCAATTTGTTCCTAGTCTGATCGAAAGATTGGGAACGGCGAGGGGAAGAACCTCGCAAATTTATGCACTCGTCGTCAAACTGGATTGGCACTTGGCTACGAACCAAGAGCGAAAGCTATATGAGAGTTCAAGTCTCTCCGAGTGTACCAATTTTGGGTAAGAAAATAATAGCATCTTGTCAAGATGTGAACAGCTTCAAACCAATTTCTTACACCAAAACCACGCTGCGCTGGTGAAATAGATATCACACGACCCTGCGAAGGTTGAATTCCGAGTGCGACTCTCGGGTGCAGCACCATTTTGTAGCAGAAAGGGATAGACACAAGGTATCGTACGTAACTTGTGGAACGCTCGTGAAACCCCTGAGTACGCCGTTTTGGCCCATTCGTCTAACAGCTAGGACATTAGATTCTCAATCTAAAAACGTCGGGGCAGCACCGACATGGGCTACCAATTTCCTCCGGTAAGATAATGTAGTCCCTGTGCCTGATGAGCGCAGTATAGGAGTTCAAGTCTCCTCTGGAGGACCAATTTGTATGGGTAATTCAAACTACAGAATATCGTGACCCCGTTAGCTCGGGACCACCACGAAAATGTTGGAGAATCCCCATCCCCATACACTATTTATCATCATGCGTCGTTATACCGTAGGGGTAGCGGGACAGACTGTAAATCTGTTGTCTTTAAGGCTCGGGTGGTTCGACTCCATCACGGCGCACCAATTTCGCCCAAGTGGATAAGGGAAGCTGGTACAACCGGGACACTTAAAACGTCCTATCTTTTGTCGGTTCGAATCCGTCCTTGGGCACCAGATTCAACAGGTAAAGCACCCTGCAATCCCTAACCGCCAGTACAGCGGGGATGGAAGCTTGGCGGCGGGAGAGAACGCACCAATTTCAAAAGGAAAAAGTATATGAATGCAGCACACATTATCGGAAGAAAGCGCAATCGTTTGAAGAGATGTCGTAAGAAACTCGCTACTGGCGAACTCGTCGCCGCTCAACGTTTGGCATTGGAATCTCGTGCCAGCGAACTTGAGAAGGAAGTTGGTAGTAATAAGTGATTTATTGGGGTGTAGTGTCAATGGTAGCACGACTGGTTGTTACCCAGCTAGTGAGGGTTCGACTCCTTCTGCCCCAGCCACTTTTGGCAATCTGAGTCATATTTATAGATATGAATCCAGAACAACTCAAGGCACTAATCAAGGAAGAAGTACAAAAAGCTCTTCTCGCAGAGGGAAGAGTAAATCTTGAGCATCTTCATGATGGTATTTCTACCAGAACAATGACTGGTGAACCTTGGTTCAAAATGATTTCTGCTCTTGAAGATGTCATCAATGAGATGATGGATTTTCCTTCTCTTTATTCTCCACGTCTTCATGGTCCGTTACCCAATACTCGTGGAGCACTGGTTCAACTTCAAATGGTTGCCAAATTACTTGAAGGTGTGAAACCAGTCATCATGGGAATGGATGACATTGAACGCAAGGACCGATGATAAAGCTCAAATTATTATTGCGTGAAGCAGAGCACATTCAAGAGATTTTCATTTGGATGGACCCCGATGGAAAAATCACCCGTGTTCCTCGTGAAGGTCATGCGCCTTGGGCAGCACAATATCTTTCAATGACTCAATTCGGCAAAGCACCCGAAGATGTTTATGGTGCGATGTACGATTTGGGTTGGATAAGAGTTTCAATTTTCGGTTATCTTGGAGTTAATGGAGTTCACTTCAATACTCGCAAAGGAAAAAGACCTTCTAAAGTTCAGTCAGATTCTCTGATGGAGCTTGCAAAAAAATATCACGCTACCGAAATCATTGATGATACAAATGGTGGTGTGTATATGGATGTTTGGGAGTGAAGTGGCATGGGCCTCGGGCGGCTGTAACCCGTCTAACCCGCATAGGTACAAGGTTCGATTCCTTGCGCTCCCACCAATTTATGGGCGGCGTCTGATAGACATACAACTGAATCTGAGGATTCTACTTGTGATTTTGTCTAAATAATGACGAGGTATCCCGCCCACCATTTTTGAACTCGGTGGTGTTTAGGGACACCTTAAATGAGTCAAGAAAATCAGCCAAGTTCTTCGGGGTGGTAATCTCAACACGGAAGAGTGCTTGTCCTACACACAAGCGGTTGGGAGTTCGATTCTCCCTACCCCACCACTTTACGCCAGAATGAAAAGACATCTAGCTTTTCATCAAGATGTTTGCCGCAATAAACCACAGGTATGTATTGGTTCAAATCCAAATTCTGGCACCACTTTCAATTCCAGCATGATGTAATCGCTAGTCGGAGAAGTAATGGATGAAGGCATCCCGAATTACGTAATAAGGATGATGAAGTAAGCATGAAAACACTCCGCATTTCTAGTAGGAAGCATTCCGGCAATTTGAGCTGGATGTGCGAGTTCGAGTCTCGTTGTTGGAGCCATTCTCGGGTACACTAATTGGTAAGTGGCGGCACTGTTAATGCCGTGCAATCGGGCGTGATAGCCCGTATGGTGGTTCGAGTCCATCCCCGAGAGCCAATTTACATTCCTCTCTAGCTCAATGGTAGTAGCGACTGGCTGTTAACCAGTAGGTTGCAGGTTCAAGTCCTGCGGGAGGAGCCATTCTTAAACAATTTGCTACAGGCCAAGTGGAGTAGTACTTCCAGTCAGCACAGACGGAGTAAAGAAGACACTCGTATCTTGGGTGCCCTGCGAGCAATATCTTATCCACCAATGGTGGAAAAAGTTGGACACCCGTTCTGCGGGTGTCTTTTCAACACCGATAAACAACGATGATCATCGGTTTCACGAAATACAACATTTTTGTTGTAAATCGTGACGCATGTTGGGGCGGGACGACGTTAGCCGCTCTAAAATAAGCGTCTTCAATGCACTCATGGTGAAATGGAAATCATTCTACGCTTCGAACGTAGAGTTTCGGGTTCGAGTCCTGATGGGTGTACCAATTTGTCGTGTTGTACTAGGTTGTACAGCACGTCTAGTGCCGATAGGATCGGTTAAATAAGGCAAATCCGTGCTGACAATTGCGGTGCGGTAGTAGCAGCTATTCGTTTTCCCCGCTCAAGCAATTGAGGTCAATGCACTCGCCTGAAGAGCGAGACAACCCGGCTCGATACCGGGGGGCGGGACCAATTTCTATATCAATGGTTATCAAATACCTATTCAAGAGTACCCGTGATGATGCCTATTGATATTTCCGGACATAGCTGAGATAGATTAGCGTCAGTCTGAAAAACTGAAGAGATCGGAGCGTTACCGATTGTCCGGGCCACTTTAAGATGCGTACAGCTAAACAAAATGTATGAGGAACTCCGTGTCGGTGTGTGCAAATCCACCCTCAGCCACCATATGGCTGGGTAGCTCAGTGAGTAGAGCAGGAGTCGGCGAAAGCCTACAAAAAAACGCATCTTGCTTTTATGGCCCCATCGTCTAGTCTGGTAAGGACTTCTGTTTTTCAAGCAGAGAAACTCGGTTCGATGCCGAGTGGGGCTACCAATTTGAGGAAAGTTAGGAGGTTGGCTTAGAGGCAGCAATCCTATAATGAGTGACTGAGTGCAAATGTTTGTCTTTTTTCGCCCCGTGGAAACATAGGGATAGAGGCACACCTAATCGCAAGTATCGCATTCGTATCTCGTCAGAGGTACAGGCAGAAGCAGCAAATCATTCTAATCAAAGAGAAAGAGAAAGCGACGGTCTGAGGTCTTTGGCGTAATAGCACACTATCTTTCCCATTCAATTTAGATACGGACAGCAAGAAAACATTCTTATGTCAAACCGCAAGTACTGGACAAACCCAGTCGGCCCCGCCACATATCGGGGCTGTAGTTTAATGTAGAACGTCGGTCCCGCAAGGGAAGAAAAAAACCGTATCTAGTTCTTTTGGATTTTAACTCTTTTGAGAGTTAAAATCACTATTTATGAGTATATGAAACGATGTAATACTTGTAAAAAGAAAAAACCGCTCTCCGAGTTTAATCGCAAAGCATCCAAAAAAGATGGATTGCAGGGCGTGTGCCGAGAGTGTAATCGCAAATCATCCAAGAAATACTATGCCTCAAATAAACAAAAACACAAGGCATATATCAAGAGCAAAAAAGCGGAGCTTCTGGATTTAGTCAATGACATCAAAGCAAAATCCAAATGTTTGCTATGCCCAGAAATTCATATTGCTACATTGGATTTTCATCATCGAGACCCATCTACAAAAGAGATGGAAATCAGCAAGGCTGTTTATGCTGGATGGCCAAAAGAGAAACTTCTTGCTGAAATTGAAAAATGCGATGTTATTTGCTCCAATTGTCATAGAAAGTTGGAGTGGAAAAAACGTCAAATGCAGTCGTAGCCAAGTGGCCGAGGCAACAGCCTTTTAAGCTGATGGATAACCATTTCCCACGCAGGTTCGAATCCTGTCGGCTGCACCAAATTTACGAGATGCTTGCAGCAAATCCCAAAAGGAAAAACATTCATATTGAAAATGAACAGTGAGCTGGGTTCAAACCCCGGCAAGCCCGAAAGGGTTCGGCATCTCGCCAATTTATGCTACTGTGGTGGAATGGCAGACACACTTGCTTGAGGGGCAAGCGGGTAACACCATGTAGGTTCGACTCCTATCAGTAGCACCAATTTACCGCTTGTGAAGTTCGTATCCGTGCTTGGCGAACAAGTGTCTCACTAATTCCCAAGCAGCACTAATTTGTGCCGCTCGTCGTGAGTCGCCGCCTCTGTCAGGATGATTATGCAACATTTCAAGTTCATATCGTCTCTTGGCAAGTTCCAGAAGCTTCCATAAGAAAGAAGAGGGTCTGTTCCAAAACGATCCTTGAAGTGCGGTAGGAGTAATGACTTTTTTATCTATACCCAATAACCACAATGCGGTTTGAATGGAAGTATTTCTTACAATTGGTGGTGGAAGTTTTTTCCTATCAGCAAAAGACATTGCTGGTTTTGGAAGTTTGGGTTTATCACCCGTGTCACCAACATTGTATTTTTTGGATGCATTGTAAACGGGAATCTCTGGGTCAACATCGGCAGAACGAAACTTACTTTTTATCAATGGAAATTGAGAACCAACTCCTTGTTTTTGTGCCCATGAAACAAATGGTTTGAATCCACGAACACGGGGGTTTGGAGTGATGGGATTCAAAGCTGCCAAAGAAAAACGAATGAGTTTTGCCATCGAATCCCCAAGTCCAAACTTTCCTGAAAGTTTTTTGATTGCGTTCTGAATGCTTGTTTTTGCACCACCACCTTCACGCTCAATGTCTTGAAGAGTTTTGCCAGTGACAAGTTGATTCATAATGTGCAACCAAGTTGGGTTAGCCTCGTAAAACCCGGGAGTTTCAAATTGTTTTTCTACATCTTTAATGTCAATGGGGTCATCTTTGATAATACCACTTCTCAGTCCAAATATGATTAGTTCGTAGAGATTTTGAAGGTTGGCACGTTGCATTCCAGATTTGAGAAGTTCTTTCGCCTCTTTGGTAGAAATAGAGAGGTCTTTGGCAGCATCCGCAAGATTTTTTCCGTCCATCACGGATTTCATAACAATAAGTTATTCCTCAGAAGGGAAGGAGACGCTTTCCATTAGATGAAACCACAGATGGTCAGATGGCATATGTGTATAAATATGTTATCAAAAGTCATTTATCGCACTGTAGTTGGCAGTAGGGCCGAGGCGTACCCCGGAGGTATCTGCAAGTAACCAACGCCTTACAAGGAGTTTGGAAAAGTTAGGTGCAAATCCTATCGGTGCGACCACAATGTAACATGTATGATACGTAATAAGGCATAACGTATCATATATGAAGCCTTATTTGTCTGACGTTATGTGGGATAATGTCCGATAAAGCAGACTTTATGCCGTGCTAGTTCAATGTAGAACACGTCTCTTGAAAAGCAAAGAGTCTCCCTGAACGGAGAAGTTAGCGGGGTGATTGCCCTGCGATGAATAATGCCAGATGAACTGATGGTGCCAAGTCCATCGCACGGCTCCAAATATGAATGAAAACGAAAAGCTGGTCCAGTATCATCTAGGACTTGGAAACCAGCAAGCAACTGAGGACTTCCTGAAGGAAGTTGAGAAGATCAAGAAATCTGGTCGGAGACTTTCCAACGAGGAAAAGGCACTGCTCGCACGTAAAGCACGTTCGGTAGTGTATAGTAAGTAAAAACAACAAACTCTGTGGGTCGCCTAACTTGGGATGGTACTTGGTCTGGAGCCAAGAAAAATGTGAGTTCAAATCTCACCCCACAGACCATCTTTGACTTGAAACTTTTCCGTAGTTTCAAGTCCTCCGACGATATGTATTACCATGAAAATATGTAGTGCATGTCATAATCCAAAAGACGAGTCGCATTTCTCATTCCGTAACAAAGCAATGGGAATCTTGCAAAGCAAATGTAAAGAATGCCACGATTCTTACAGCAGAAAACATTACAAAAAACATAGAAAAGATGCGTTAAAAAGAGCTTACAAAAATAAACGCATTCAGCGTGATAGAAATCGGGAAAATATGATTCAGTTTTTACAAGGTAAGACTTGTAAAGATTGTCCCGAGACCGACATCCGCTTGTTTCAATTTCATCATCGTGATCCCAACGAAAAGGATTATGATGTTTCAACAATGCTAACGATATTCGGTTGGAAACGCATATTGAAAGAGATTGCGAAATGTGATCTTTTATGTGCCCACTGCCATATCAAACGAGAGTTTGCTAAGAATAATCATTGGTACAAAAACAGAATTTCATAATACACGGAATTGACACCCGTGTAAATATCAGGGTATAGTGTAGTCTGGCCAACACGCAAGTCTGGGGGACTTGAGACCGGCAGTTCAAATCTGCCTATCCTGACCAATTTTGGGGTGCTGGTGTAATTGGCTAACATATCTCCCTGTCACGGAGAAGACTTGCGAGTTCGAATCTCGTGCATCCCGCCAATTTGAATAGGTAAAGTCAGAGATAGACACCCCGCCCGATAGTTTATGTGGTAAAATGTCGGCCTCTACGCCGAAGAACCGGATTCAAACTCCGCAAGGCCATGTGTGGGTGGAACAAGGTTGAAACAGACGTGTTTCCAAGTGATAATCCTCTGATGGAGATAGACAGTAATCCGTGAAGTGTGGGTTCGAGTCCCACCTGCCCCGCTTATGGGGCGGTAGTGTCAATGGCAGCACGCTGGAGACAATGGAACGCCCGTGAAATCCTCCCCTTATTCTATTTCTTCTTGACAAATTCCGTAGATGTGATACTCTACGGACATACAAAGCCTCCTAATCGGACGCTGAACCAGAGGCACAAGTCCCGACCCCCTTGGGACCGCCGCTCATAGAGGAATATCTGGCTCATGGAGGTTAGAAAAGCGACTCTTTTTATGAAACTGCAATTGACATTTACAGAAGCAGATTTTGAGAACATGCGAGCGTTTGATAAAGCAGTCAAACGGCAACTCGGACCCAATGTTTATGTTGGGAGTGACTCTCTCTGTTTCTATTTCGACTTCCCGAAAGAGTTGTCGGCAATGTTGAGACCGTTCGCTCCGAAAGAGGCGAACGGGCAGTACGAGTTTAACCTTGAGTCATCTTTACCAGATGCCAAGTGAAACAGATTCCCCTCGGGTGAGAGTTGTCTATACACTGAGGGGCCGACAACAAAGCATGTGAATCATGTTGCTAATGGTGGATTGAAGAATTGGACACCGACAGGCTCCACTCCGTATCGGTTAACAGATGGGTAACATATTAACCCCGGCAAGGGGAAATTGCTCCGCACACGCTCTCCCCATCCAGAGTAGTGCGGTATTTCTGGCCTTGTAGCTCAATTGGTAGAGCAGGTGACTCTTAATCACAAGGTTTGGGGTTCAAGTCCCCACGGGGCCACCAATTTCTTCCTACTTGACATTCTTCTCATGATGTGCTACGATATGTACGTTATGGGTTGAGTGTCGTAAAACTTCACCTGAAAATATGTGCTTGATCGGCATTTGACGATAGGGTGATACGCAGTAGCTGTCCTACGAGGCTTAAGACTCACGTAGGTTGATGATAGTCATGACTGTCGGCGAGAGATTGCCCTCAACCCATGACATTTTTCAGGGTGTAGTGTAGCGGCAACACGCTTGCTTCGGGAGCAAGAGACCGAGAGTTCAAATCTCTCCATCCTGACCAATTTGTATGTAGTGGCCTAACAAGGCACTATGCGTGCGTGGCTACGGTAATCGTGGAGTGAGCAGAGTAACGGCGTTCCCACTCAAAACCATAACGCCGTCTGTCCACACCGGCCTAATGAGCCGAGACAATAAAAAGACGATTCACTACATATACTTTTGCTACTGTGGATAAGGGAAGCTGGCACAACCGCTTGGCTTAGGACCAAGTATCCTTTGCCCGTTCGAATCGGACCAGTAGCACCAATTTATGACAACAAATGAAAAGCGCATTAAGCACGAAGAGGACTACATCAAGTTCCTTGAGAATCGTCTTCGCAGTGCGAATTTCAAGAAGAATGTCTCACAAGAAGAGTACGAGAAGACTGAACAAAAGTTGAAGAAAGCGAAACTCGTTCTTCGTGTGTTGCAGAAATAGTTCTTGCTTTAAGACCGCTATTGTAGTAGGCTACAACAAGACCGTTAAGCCTGTAGGCAGGCAACTATGTCGGTATGGTGTAATTGGCTAACACATCTGCCTTTCACGCAGAAGACTTGGTGGGTTCAAATCCCCCTACCGATACCATTTTGATAGGACATTATTTTCTTGTGAATAATCCTATCCTTATTGCTATTTATTGGTATGAGAAATAGAACATCGCCAATATGGAAGTTATCGAAAGATGACTTTTATGCACTTTGCCGCCAACATTCGTCCCTCGCCCAAATCATCCGAAGTTTTGGACTTGAAGCTGAAGCCGGAAATTACAATACCCTCAAAAAACGCATTCGTGAAGATGGTATTGATATTGCCCACATTAAGACTGGACTTAATAGCAACAAAGGTCGCCGCTTCGTAAGAAAATATACACAAGAAAACATCGTTGATGCTATCAATAATGGTGTAATCAAAGACAACTCTACGTTGCGAAGATTGATCTTGAAGTGGGGTCTAATTTCGTGTGCAGCGTGTTCCATTTGTAAGCAAACGTCAGAATGGAATGGGATGCCACTGACTTTTGTTTTAGATCATATCAATGGAAAACATTCTGATCACCGGCTAAGTAATCTACGCTTTATTTGTCCCAACTGCAATTCTCAAACTCCAACTTTTTCTGGAAGAAATAGTGAAAGGAATCGAAAATGAGAAAATGGATCAGACAGTTACCTAACAAGAAAAACTGCGGTGTCATTGCTGTAGCAGTCATCGCCGATGTTTCTCTTTCTGTTGCCGAGACTGCAATTGGAAAGAAAGGCAGCACCACTACCAAAGACCTTGCTCGTGGTTTGCGAGCATTGGGATTTGATTGCCCCGATAGATGTCAGAAAATACCCCGCCCTCCACTTGGCATTGGTCATCTAAGCGACCCCAAACGGAAAAGTGGTTGGCATTGGGTTGTGGTAGATGGAGATAAGATTTACGATGGTATTTTTGGCGAACCCAATGGTACTGTCAAATGGAAGAAGGGATGGATGATTACTTCCTATCTTCCTGTAACAAAAATGGCCACGTAATGGCTCTGCCTTCTAAGCAGGATGTGCATAATTGGAATGAAAATGAGGGTTCAACTCCCTCCGTGGCTGCCATTTTCTACTTGACTTCATTCGTAGGTATGCTATAATGGCGTCCTATGATTGAAACATTACTCGCCGCACTTGCTGTCGGAACCTTTTGGTTCTGGTTAATCGTTGCCGTTGCCAGCGTTATCATTATCGCTTGCGTTGAAAACGAGCATTATCCAACACCTTCTATCATCGCCATTCTCTTGGCAATCATTTACTGGAAAGCTCTCGTCGCCGTTCCGTGGGCTGTTTTGGCTCTAATTGTAGGCGGATTCGCCGTTGCCGGTGCTATCTGGTCAACATTCCAGTGGTTCAGACGTGTCAACAAAAAAGCAGCATATTACCGTGAAAAGTATGGGGATTCTCTAACCGAATCTCAACTCCATGAGTTGAAACGTGAGGTTTCTGCTTCTGAACACAAAGCACTCATTACTGGATGGATCGCTTTCTGGCCTTGGGATTTGTTCTGGACTCTGACGGGTGATTTCTTCAACATGATTTACGAGGCTCTTGCCAACGTCTATCAGAACATTTCTAATCGTGCAGTGGGTAAGTTCACGGTGAAGGAAACGAAAAAGGAGAAAGAAGTAGTGACTGATGCGGAACCGAGTTACCCTCGCCGCAATCGTTACTAAAACAAGTGGGCGTGTAATGGCACTCTTTCCTAAAGAGTACGTGCATAATTGGAATGCAAATGCGGGTTCGACTCCCGCCTCGCCCACCAAACTTTATGATGCAATTAGTACATTGTGACAACTGCAACGGAACCAGCATCGGTCTGGATTCCGTTAGCGTCCATGTAGAACTGAACAAGTCGCATCACTGCGACAAGTGTTACAACACTCGGACGGATACTACAACCTATTTCTTTTGCTGCGAAGGATGCTTTTTGACTTACATTCAAAAGGTAGTTCAAGATAAGGCATCTTTCAAGTTCAATCGCCATGCGGCAGTTGTGAGAGAAATGCAGGTAGAGGATTCTCCGTATAACGGGTAACATCACTCCCCGTTGGTGTAACGGTAGCACAGCAGACTTTGGATCTGTTAGTCCACGTTCAAATCGTGGACGGGGAACCATCCATGTATTCATCCAACGGAATAGTTCACTATGACACTGCCGAAGGGCATTGGTGCAACGTCAGCGTAAATCAACAACTCGCTGACTATTACTATTCTCTAATCCCGAAATCGCTTCGGGTCGTTCGCCCTCGGTGGAAAGCACACGTTACTGTAGTTCGTCCCGAAGATAATCCAACAAATCTTGAGAATTGGGGAAAGCATGAGGGTGAAATAGTTCCCTTTGTTTATGACCCCACAATTCTATACGAAGGTGGATTTTGGTGGTTCAATCTGTGGTGTGTGACGATGGAAGACATTCGTAAAGAGATTGGTCTTTCTATAAAGAGTCGCATTACCATTCCCCCACCGGGATATTCTAAATGTTTTCATTGCACTATCGCTAAAGACAGTGCAATTGCTTGATACTTATAGGTATGGAGCAACAGTATTTTCTCAACAATGACCATTGCCCAAAATGTCATGGTCCATTACGTAGGCGAATCCCTAAAAGGGATGAACACTTGGTAGTTGACAAAGAAAACACAATTCGTCTGTGGTGTCCGTGCGGGTACTATCGGGACGAAGTAATCAAAAAAGATGAATGAAAAAGATATTCATGATGCTTGTGCTATGTCTCTCCATTTACATAGCATATCCAGCAATGGTTATTTTCAGATGGAACCCTGACAATGCTCCGCTCAAAGATGGGCAACCTCCGGCATACATTCGTGTTTACTATGGTAGTAGAACCAATACATATACCAATAGTGTAACGGTTGCGGTGACTAATTTTACTTCTACTCCATACACAGGGTATGACCAATACAATTGTGTTCCATCAACTGTATCAAATTACGTCAGCATACCGATTTATGGATTAGTATTGAGTAACCAGATTTTCACTGCCTATACATTCATTTATCCCGACGGAACGGAAACCGCCTACATTAAAGAAGCGAAATGTGGGTTCACAATTACCAACAAGAACGATAAACCAGTTCCTCCAAAAGAGTTGAGAACTTCTCCTTGACTTTTATCGGGAACGTGGTATATTTATAGACAGATATGATGAAATGGATCAAATCACTGTTTAGGAGACAAGAGAAGTCGAAAGAACGAGTGATACGTTTTCGTCTTCCTAACGGAAGAATGTTTGACGTTTACTGTATTGACCCAAATAAACGGTAGGTTAACTGAGTGAGACTCAGGACCGACTTGAAATCGGATCGCACCTGAAAGGGTGTGGGGAGCGTGACCTCAGCCTACCGCCAATTTTAGTTTCTAACCTCGTGTGTTTGTTTATACTTACGCAGGTACACGTTTCGCTTCGCAGATTTCATTGTCCTATTTTTTGTAGTTGGAAGTTGAGAATTACAGTTAGGACATACTAAACGAAGATTGATTGGGGAATGGTTGTCGGAATTTCCGTCTATATGATCTACAATCAATGAGAGGGGCATTCCATTCCACACAGGAAGATTGTTACAGATAACACATTTTTCTCCACGCTCTCGAATTAGATACCTTTTAAGGGTATGTCGTTCGGACACCTTACCCATTTCTATTCGTGGTTTCGTATTGTGTAAATACCGATACTCTTGTTGACAGCGGTTGTTGCAAAAATGACCGTACTCATTTCCGTCATCATACTCAATAAGGGAATTACAAGATAAACAATTGCTTTGCTGTTTCATATTTAGACCATCTCTACTATAAGTAGTGGTCTAAACCCTGAAACAGCTTGACTTTTTTGGAAGTTTGTGGCATATTTATACCCGACAATGCGCTTGTGGCCCAGCGGCGACGGCGGTTGCTTTACACGCAACTTATCATCACAGGTTCGAGTCCTGTCAAGCGCACCAGATTTATGAAAAGTGCTACAAATGCAACCGAGAAGTGAAAAATCTCAACTATCGCAATGAATGTGATGAATGTGAGCGTAAGCGCAAACGAGATGAAGATGATGATGATCGTCGCCGACGTGATTCTGACGATGCAATGATGATGGCAGCAATTATTTGTTGCATGTCATGAAAACATGTGGTACATGTCACGGGTTGATTCCGGGGTTTTGCCAGTGTGAGCATCGAGACCGATGGACAAAGGTACTTGGTGAATGGGTTATTGGGGCACCACAATGGTTGAAAGATCGAATGGCGAAGTTGAGAGCAATGCCTCCACCAACTTTGGAAGAAGTAAGAACGATGTGGGCGGCTTCGGCAAAGTGGCAAGACGAATATGGATTTGAATGTGTTGAGCGAATAAAGAAAGCAAAATACATTCGTTGAATCTGAGGTACTCGGTCAACACCGACCATGAGCTGAGTGGTTAAGTCCACAGGCAGGAAATTGTGGCGAACTTGATCCGTGACTTTTTACACAGGTTTTCAATATGAAAATACTGGACCGATTTAAGTGAATAGTCGAAAACAAGGTGATGTTGGAACTGGATATGCGATTGCGTATTTCCTCAAAATGGAATATACAGTTGCAGTTCCACTATCTGATAGTCAACCTTATGATTTGATTGTGGAAAAGGACGGTAAGTGTCTTAGAGTTCAAGTAAAAACGTGCTTTAAGAAAAACAAACACAACACTTATAATGTTGAGTTGAGAACCGTAAGTAACACACGAGGAAAAAAGTTGGACATCAAACATTTATCCAAAGAAGATTGTGATTTGGTATTCATTGTAGATGGGGATGAGAAAAAGTATCTCATTCCATCAAACATTCTCGATGGAAGAAATCAAATAAGTGTTTCGACAATACCGCAGTTTTTGGTAGGTTAACTGGGCGAGGCCCAGAACACGGTGCTAACGTGATTGCACCCCTTAGACGGGTGTGGGGAGCGTGACCTCAGCCTACCGCCAATTTATGACAAACCAAGAATTAGTTACAAACTGGAAGTCCCTCGGATTGAAGTTCGTAAAGAAGCGCAAGATTCATAAACTTGCTGATGTCTTTATGATTTGTTGGGGAGAATGTAAAGACGAGATGGAACTCAAGGATGGCAGTAAAGTGAAAGTTGTCATTTTTGATACGGGTGGTGAAATGGGAAGTCCATCTCTATGGTGTCATTCCGATGCCGAAGACAATTGTTGGGAAATGGGATTTGATCCCAAATCCAAGAAGTCAATTGAAAGAAACATCGGTAAGTTTGTCAAAATCTAACAATAGGCGATTATTATAACGGTAGAATAGTTCTCTCACACAGAACAGGCATTGGTTCAACTCCAATATCGCCTACCACATTCATGAAGTTCCACTGCCAAGGAAAGCGTGAGTACGCTTCCAAAGAAGAAGTAATGCGGGAGATTCATCGCATCCTTCAAGAGTCGCTTGGCGGTTTCGGGGCTTGTCTTCGCCCTTACCGATGTAAGGCGTGCAAGAAATGGCACTTGACAGATACTTCAAAATAGTGTAGAGTTCTCCCATGCTATACATCGTCCTTTATTTACTGGTCGGGTTAGTATGGGGTTTTTTGCTGTACATGGAAATGGCACCCCTTGGTAATTGGCAAGAGAGAATATCGTTCTGGTTACTGAATGTTTTGGTGTGGCCGATAGTAATTATTCTTAGTACGGTGTTTCGCATACTGCGACATCAACAAAACAAATGACGGAGGATGCTATGACAATGCCAAACGCAATGAAGGACAAGGGAATCTAAAGCCTGTTAATCTCCCGAAGTATCGGGCGGTTAAGAGAAAAGAATTTGTTGAAAATTGGGAGTTGTACATCAATTTCCCAAAGCTCTTTGAATGTCATCCGGGATTTTTACCTCCGAATGAACCAAATGGTGAAAGTGGAATGTATAGCTTTCTCTGTTTGGAAAATGGATTGATGGTGCCGACACGGGAATGGGACTTAGTGAAGCGTGCCCAAGAAGGGAAAGAGTCGGTCAATCTTCAAATCAAACTTTGGTCAGAAGGAATGTGGGATCGGCAATTGCAGTGTCCTTTGTTCTTTCCTCAAGAGATTCGTGAGTATTGTCAAGGGTATCCCGATTGGGTTTACAAGTCGGTGATAAACCAGACCAAGAAAAGAGTCCTTGATGACATTGGGTTTATCCCAACGTGGCTAAAGGTCGGAGACATTCCTTAATGTCGCTCCTCGCAGCCTTATGGCGTGCGATATGGTTTCTTTTTCCGTGAACCCGCTTTAATCACGGAATACGGGCTGTTAGTTTAATAGTAGAATTCATCACTGACACTGATGAGACGATGGAGCGTAACCATCATGGCCCACCAATTTATGACAGAAGATCAAGCACAAGAATTCATTGAGACAAGGCAGTACGCATTTCTCGATATTACTTTCATTGGTCCATTGGACCCTGAAGAAGTAATGACTACAGAATCTTCTAGTCTTGCTTCTTTTATCGAAGCAGATGTCAAGCACGGGAAGCCGTTGACCGATGACGAAAAAGAATGGAAAAAGATTCGTCGTCTTTTCTATGGAAAAAAGATTAAGGAAAAGAAAGACAAAGAAAATCAGGGGAATCAAGGCGGCAATCAGGGTGGTGGAAACCAAAACTCGGGAAGTCAGGGGCAAGGGCAAGGACAGGGGCAAAATAAAAACAAGTAATGAGAAAGAATTAGTTATGGGTGGATTAAGATCAGCAAAGAGAAAACTGAATGCCAAGAACGTTTGGATCGCACAAGAAGTGCAACGCAAAAAGGTCGAACTCGCCCAAGAGTTTGTTAAAGAAAGGCTCCAGAAGGACGCAGAGTTCGCTAGAGACGTTCTTAAAGCTGTTGGAGAGTCTCTCCCCGACGAATACAAGAAACTCGCCGACGAAACCATTGCTCGTGACGAGAAGAATTTGCAAGAGAAAGCGAAAATCGAAAACGAATCGCTCGTCTCGGTAGGTGGATTAGTTGAAGAATTGCCAAAAATAAAAGGAACTTTAACAATTGTTGATGGTAAAACTAAACCAAGACCGTACTGATATTTATAGACAACGGAGTGTAGCACAGCTTGGCTAGTGCGTCTGCTTTGGGAGCAGAAGGTCGTAGGTTCAAATCCTATCACTCCGACCAATTTCTTATGTATATGACAACTCAACTCATGTTCTTTGGTATGTGACTTACATCATAAAGGTGTAGGTTCGCATAACCAATGAGAACTGAAAACAAGTACATTCGCAACCGACGCTTCCGTGTCAAACACTGGAATCGTATCCGTAACCAAAATCATCCCTACGAGACTCTCTGTCCGTATCGCATTGACGTTGCTCCCCGTGACTACTGGGTGCGATTGTGGGATACTTTGGAACAAATCAAAAGTCATTTCGAAAGCATTGAGCGTCAAGCCCGTGCCATCGAAAATGGGACTCACAAACACTGGAATCACGCTCCCAAACACTTCCGTAAAACTCTGTGGAAACAACGCAAGGCACAAGAGCGTCGTGTCTTGGCGAAAATCCGCCAAGGCGACTACGATGCTGTAATGCCCACCTTCAAGAAGGACGCCGATTGGCTCTGGTTTTAACCTTGACTTTCGGGAAGATGTATGTTATAGTCTTCCCGAAAGGTAAAATTTCCTATGACAATTGACGAAACAGTAAAGGCAATTCTCGAACGCCTCAAGTTAGAGGGTGTGTTTGAAGAACCAACCCAAACCATTTCGGTAATGATGATTATCCATTACCTTGACCAAATTCAAAAGCTTGGTCTTGTAGAATGTGCATTCAACATGACCCCGATGGGAACCAAAATCGCCGCTGTTTGTGAAGAGTTTGACTGGCAACCCTCCGACGAAGACATTGCCAGATTCGTTACAGAAATGGTGGAGGAAGAAGACCGTGAGGGATTTGCCTACATGATTCAGAAATACCGTGATGACCGAGAAGGATTGCTAGAAGACATCAAGAAATTTCGTGAGTCGGAACAGGGGTTCTAAAACTATTTATAGATAGTCAAACGCTGCCTTAGACCAACTGGAAGGAGTCGCTACCCTGAGAAGGTAGAATGTATCAGTTCGAATCTGATAGGCAGCACCAACTTTTATCACATATGGCAAAACCAATCGAACTACTCTTGGACCACCGAGGAAGAATGTCCCGCACAGGACTGATGTTTCTCATATGGATGGTGTTCTTTATGACACTTATCGGATACGTCACTTTCAAAACGGACAAACTTGCCGATGTACCAGAACCATATGTTTATGTAACTCTGGTCCTCTGTGGAACTTATACAGCAAGACGATTTTTGGAGAATAAAACAGGAGTCAATACTCAACCACCAGTGGTTACGCCTCCAGTTGTAACTCCACCAGTGGTTACTCCCCCTCCAGCACCGGGGCAAGGTGCAGTCATCCCATAAAAAGGTTGACATTTTGACGAAGTGTGGTATCGTACCACCAGTTCTTTGAGAATTTTGTCGTAAGCGACTCTACGCTGGTTCCGCCTGAACAGGAGCAACCAGAGGAAGTTCGCAACTGTAAAGCAGCTGTTTGGGAGAATGGGTCTTTACCGACGCCCTCTTGACCGTGGGCAAACCATTCGTTAACACCACAAAGTAACAGCAACTCAAACAGGGCAAAGGGTAGTGCTTCCCATTGTAAAGCCCGGGTTGAGGCATCCCGTGAGGGACTTGGCAACCGTATGGTTGACCTTGAGAAAAATGTAGAGATAGAACAGAATTGCGGCTACGGCTGCGACAAAAACAGAATGAGATGGGCGTCCCGAAAGGAGTACTCCATAAGGGACAGACGTGGTGCCGTCCCCCCTGTAGAAAGCAGTTTGCACTGCCCATCTCACCATTTTTCCGTTTGCACAGCGTATCGTTCGACGATACGATCTGCAAACGATATTTTGCTCGTGTCTGGGTCAGGGCTTCTGCGAGACCTCCAGAGTACTATAAGCAGACCATGAGCACCGAATTTCTAAACTGACACGTCGCTGCGGAACGGCGGCTTTTGTTGTAGTAACGTGCTATAGGATTGACCGAGGTTCCGAGGTAGGGTCAAGACTGGCATCTACGTGCAGCTCGTAGAAATAGGTTTGGATAACGAGTAACATCGTGGGTGACTGACAAGTTGCCCGAATGGGGCTGTCGTTCAACGGCAGGACATCGCACTCGCACTGCGAAGATAAGGGTTCAATTCCCTTTAGCTCCACCACTTTCCACTTGACTTCAATAGTATCCATGCTATAATAACGGCATGATTTACTGGTTTATAGGACAACCCGGTTGTGGCAAGACTACATTGGCAAAACGACTCGCTTCTGAATTGCGTGCCAAAGGTTCAGCAGTTCTCCATCTTGATGGTGATAACCTCCGAAAAATCTTTGCTGTTCCTTACGACAAACCTGAAAATTTCACCAAAGAATATCGTATTGAACAGACTCGTGCTCTCCAACGGTTTGTAGCACATATAGCAGATCAAGGAATTGATGTCATTGTGTCAACAGTTAATCCGTATCGTGATGTTCGAGAAGAATTCAAAGGTTCACGAAATGATGTTGTTGAAATTCATGTTTTCACAGGAGAAATCCGAGGAAGAGAAAAGTATCATGTTCCAGATTTTGAACTCCCACATGGAAGATGTATCGAGGTTCTGACAGGAGGAACGTGGGATGAAGAAGCAGCATTTCGTCGTCTATATGCATCACTATGAGCAAAAAACTAACAAGTCGTTGGTCTCTCAAAGAACCATTATACCTTGAGAAAACCGACAAACGATACAAAAAGCATTTTAGACAATTGAAAACCCAAGGGTTTTCGGATGCTGAAACTTGGGGTCTGGATTCGGTGATTGCGGAGTTTATTCTTCCACGACTTATTCGCTTCAAAGAAGTCAATATGGGATTCCCCGGCCAGTTGACTTCTAAACAATGGGATGATTACTTGGACGAAATGATTTTTGCATTTGATTGGTCTCTTAATCATGAAAACGAAAAGTATTCAAAACTTACTGCCGAAGAACAAGACAAAAACTGGAAACGCTATGAAGCGGGAATAGAATTATTTGCCGAGTGGTTCCGACATCTATGGTGGTAATATGTTTGATGAAACATTATCACAAAAACTTGCCACAATGTTGAAGTCCTGTATTGGAATGCAGGACTTTTCACGGATAGTACACATTTGCCATTATGTCATGGAAACCGAGCATTTGGAAGGTGATGTAGTTGAGTTTGGATGTCATGAGGGTTACACTGCCAGAATGATAAATGCTCTCACAAATCGTCCCGTTCATGTTTATGATAGCTTTATGGGATTGCCAAGGGCTGAAGGTCATGGTGGAGAAATGTCAAGTTCGGTAGAGTCTTTTCTATTGACATTCAGATCGTATAATGTTCCTATCCCAATTATCCATAAAGGATGGTTTGAACAGTTGACCGAATCCGACATTCCGTTAAAGATTTCATTCGCACATCTTGATGGTGATTTGAAAACAAGTACTGAGTCGGCATTAAGATTGATATACAATCATCTGGAAAAAGGTGCAGTGGTATTGATAGATGATTACGGAACGGATTTGTGGCCCGGACCAAAAGTTGCCACAGATGAATTTTTCAAAGATAAACCCGAGAAGATTGTACCATTGATGGGAGTCAAGGGTTTGCCGAGTTATAAAGCACTAATCGTAAAAGTATGAGCAAACTAAAAGTTGGAGTTTACGCCGGTTCGTTCAACCCCTTTCACGTTGGGCATTTAGATGTTGTCAAACAGGCAACTAAAGTTTTTGACAAAGTGATTGTTGCTCGTGGTGTTAATCCAGAAAAACCACTTTCTACTCACCCTCTTCCTGTTAATTTCTTGAAAGATATGGATGTGGATAGTGATGAATTCGGGGGATTACTTTCCGATTACATTCGGGGTCTTGAAAGGAATTTGGATTACGATGTAACACTTGTTCGTGGACTCCGCAGCGGTGCAGATTTGGAATACGAACAAAATTTCGTTGCATTTCTGAGAAGTATGGAACCCTATGTCAAGATTGTTGCATTTTATTGCAATCCAAATTTGAGACATATCAGTTCCAGCGCATTGAGAGCAATTGAAAAAATTTCTCCCGAGGAATACCGAAAATATGTCATCACTGACTAGACGACAACGACGCCGAGCACAAGAAGTTTTTGATAGTTTGCTTCTTCATGCCGCATTGGGTACTGGTCCGAAAAAGCCGGGGTATTTGGTAAATCGCCTCAAAAAAGAGGACCGGGAAGCATTGAAATCTTTGACTTCCAAGGATATTCAGGACCGAATAAAATAATTCGTGGAGGCTTGACATTTTCAAAAGTCCTGCTATATTTATAGGCAGAACGTAAGATTGTTCTTTGAATTGCGGGGAGTTGTAATGGTGCATCTCACTCTCATAAGGTGAGGGACTGGTTCGATTCCAGCGACCGCAACCACTTTGTAGTCAAAATACTTTGATGTTTTTGACTCCACGATGATATTTATGAGTATGAGAGAATGTTGTACTTGTAAAAAGCCAAAAGAGGATGAGTGTTTCTCATTCCGAAATAAAGCGAAAAATCTTCGTTGTTCTGAATGTAAAGAGTGTCATGGGAAGTACGTAAAACAGCATTACAAACAGAATAGACGGGAGTATATCACTCGTTCAAACAAAGGAACGAAACGCAGACTGGCAGACTCACAGCAAAAAGTGTGTGAGTATTTGATGATACATCCGTGCGTAGATTGTGGGGAAACAGACATACGAGTATTAGACTTTGATCACGAAGACCCTTCACAAAAAGAAGACGCCGTGTATGCAATGCTTGTGAGAGGATTTTCGTGGGATAAGATTAGATTGGAGATTGAAAAGTGTTCGGTGAGATGTGCAAAATGCCATCGGATACGGACAGGTATTCAATGCCAGTCGTACAGACAAAAGTTCTTTGAGATTTATTGCGGGGACAGGCCGGAAGACGCCAAGCACGCTCATAACGTGCGTTAGCACTGCTAACTATGGTAGGTGTAACTCCTACTTCCGCTACCAATTTAATTGTTCTCAGCAAGCTCGTGATGCTGATACTCTGCCGGGATGATCTCCGGTTAGAATGATGGAGAGCGAGTAGGCATTGGCCAATAAGTCCTGTAACCCAAGAACAATTTCCAATTCACTTGTGCTAAAGAGTGTGTTATGTTGTCAACATAACTTTCGGACTACCGAGCCGCCTAATTGTCGGGCTAAGAGCGTGGGGTGACACCCAAACGGACATTAAGTGTTTAGAAATAGATGCACACTGCAACCAATAATTGAGCCTCCGGGCTCACCATAACTCCGAAAGGGACTCGTAGTGAGTATAAAACTGGCATCTAGTATGGGGCTATCTGTATAACGGTAATACGGTGGCTTTGCAAGCCGCAGATCGGGGTTCGACTCCCCGTAGCTCCACCAATTTAACAAACGGCGTACGAAATGTTTCATCAACAATCGCACCAGACGCCGTGCTACTTTTCGGTGACTGAGGGAATTACAAAATGTCATTCCGTCCACTGCTCTAGGAGAATTCCAAGAAGGCAAGGCGGTCATAGTTTTGTAGTTAGCGACCTCTGCCGAGAACAAGTTTGAGACAATCTTGTAAAAAACGTCGGAACTCCTGCACCTTATGGTGTAGCGAATCCACCCGAGGGGCACTTCCCCTTGGTGTCGGGGCCATCGTTCAACAGTAGGACACGAGTATGGCATACTTGAGATCGGGGTGCGATTCCCCGTGGCTCCACCAATTTACTTCTCGCCGCAAGGCGATGGGGCGATCTGAAATATGGTTTCCCCGCTTTACTGGGACGTGGTGTAATGGTAGCACACACGGTTCTGACCCGTTCAGTGAGGGTTCAACTCCTTCCGTCCCAGCCATTTTCTGAACTTCTTTCTGTGGTTCAGACATATTTATGTCTATGGCCACTAAACAACAAAACAAGTCGTGGTATGAACAGAATAAAGTTCACCATAGAAAACGTGTTGATGCTCGCAAACGTGAAATCATTGAATGGTTTGATGATTACAAATCTACATTGAAGTGTGAGGGATGTGGTTTCAAGCATCCCGCAGTAATCAAATTTCATCATCTCGATCCTTCCAAAAAAGATTTGGATGTCAGCACAGCTGTCAGGCGACACAACTGGTGTAAGGAGAGAATTCTTTTGGAAATTGCCAAGTGTAAAGTTCTATGTGGTAATTGCCACGATATTTTACACTGGGAACTCAAACAGTAATTTTCTTAAACTTTTTTCTTGCATCCTTGGAAAACTTCTGCTATATTTATGCTCGAAGATTTATAGTTCTTTGACATAGCAGGAATACCGAAAAATGAACTCCCGTAGTGTGGACACACGGGGAAATCATGGACAATAAGTAAGGTGTTAAGTTCACCCGAAGACCATGACAGGTCTCCCAGCCTAAAGAGGGATAGCGATGACGGCGAAATGGTCTAGGTATTAAACTTCCATAAGACTATGCCAAGAACTGGAAGGTAAACCTGCTAGGTGTGGGGATAGATTGGAAATCTATACGTGCCTTAAATGTGCATCAGAATCGTGCTCTGTGCCTTCCGCCACTTTCTTGTCTATGATTTGGGTGATTATCGAAAGGAATTTCTTTCCTCGTTCTTCTTTGAAGTACTTTATTGAAGATGTATCAATAACACAAAGTCCTATTCCATTTTCCATACAAGATTGGAATTTTCGAGCATCATTTGTTTGGAATGATTTTAGTTTGTCTATCCCGAAGATGGGTTCATAATGGAATATGCCATTGAGCTCGAACGCAAGTTTTAAAGATGGAATGTAAATATCTAACTCAGCATTGATGGCATCGGTTTTGTTATATTCAATGGGAAGGTTGGGGTATGTAGTAGTGAGTTGTTGTTCAATCCACATTTCAAGTTTGGAACGATTACTTCCCCAAGTTTTGTGAGAATTCCAATATGTTGCGGAACATTTGCTTGAACAGAATTGGAATTTTGATTTGGCGATTGATTGTCTTTGTCGTTTGATAGAAGTTCCACACTGATAACATTCAAGAGTGAGACGTTTATCATTGATTATCTGTTGACATTTTTTCCCACAGACCTTCAAACAATTTTTGGTTTTACATTTCAATGCCCATTGAATATCATTTTTGTTTCTATAAAAGGTAATCTTACAGATTTCACATTCTAATGGTATTTGATCACGACTTTTATATTTATCAAGTGTATTTATTGGTATAAGAAGTTTCATACAAATAAATATGAAACAAATTTTCAAAAACACACTTATCCGTCAAAATTTGGATGGTTGCCAGAGAGGTAATGGGCCAGTTTCGAAAACTGTGGCCTCGGTAAACCGAGCAAGAGTTCGATTCTCTTACCATCCGCCAATTTCATGAAAAAACTACTCGCCATTGTTTGTTGCATTGCCGCCGTATGCGCTGTACTTGCTTCGGATTTGAAAGTCAACATTTCTTATCAAGGAAGTACTAATGATACGGCGGGTTTTGTTTTGTACTATGGTCCATCCAGTCAAAACTATACTAACTCAATCAATGTCGGGTATATGACAAGTGCAACAATTTCCAATCTACCTCCAAATACTTTACTTTATCTTTCCTCAAGAGCGAAAGCATATAATGGATTAGAAGGCGACCTCGGCAATGAGATAGCTGTAATAACTCCATCAGATGCTCAAAGTCTCCCAAGTATGGTAAAAGATTTTAGGCTGGTGATACAATAAACAACTATTTATAGGTATGAAGAAACTACTCGCATCCATTCTACTCGTTGGAACTTTGGCAGTCGCCATTGCACAAGTTGTATCTTACAATGCAACTTTCACTTGGACACCAAACCCAGCACACGAGCTGGTTACTGGATACCGAATTGAATACCAAAAGATTCCTGCCGTGACGAATTGGACTTACATCACGTATGTTCCGTCCACAACTAACTCTGCTGTAGTAAGAAATCTCCAGCCCGGATTCATTTACAAGTTTCGAGCATTTGCCGTCAATGTAGTTGGCACCGGCACTAATCAATCTGCCATTGTTCAACTCCCTGCGAGTTCTCCATCAGTCGTGACCAATTTTGCATCTCCGACTCAGTAAATTGGACTTGACAACAGGTTACATCCGTGGTAAAGTTCTCGCACAATGCCTGAAGAACTAAAAGAACAGTCCTTAATGGTTAAGTGTGAATGTCATGGCGAAGCCATTGAAGTCACTTTTTGGCCAAATAAAGATTGTCCTGACGAATTCTGGTTTTCTATTTGGGAGCACGCCCCTTCCCGACCTCTCTGTTGGCGTGAACGAATCCGATGGTGTTGGAATATCCTACGTACGGGCAACCCGTGGGCAGACAATATCATCGTAACTCCAGAACATGCAAAACAGGTTGCCGAGTTCATCAACAAGTACCTACAAAATGGGAAAACGAAAGAAAACTGAGAAGGCCGCACCTGAACCTCAACAGGTGACAGACGGAAAAACAGCAGAGGCGAGACCAGTAACGTACGTTGTACTTCGTGCTGGTTATCGGGTCTCCGATAAGGAGTACTCCGATGTTAATGATCCAGCTTGTGTCAGCGAGTTGGAATTTTGGTCAAAGGTGGAGAGATACCATTCTCATGGAGCACCCGTGAAAGTGGAAGTCTTCGACCCGAAGAAACATCGAGTATGGTAAGTTTGTGTAGCAATTGGGGATGAAATGTTGCTACATATCTCTGTAAAGAGAGTCCATAATGACCGAGCAGGTGATACTGCTCGGTTTTTTTATTTTCATAATATAAAATACTTCTTTTAGAGTATGATTGATTACATCACTAACAGATGGATTGTAATCTGAATTCATTTTAGCAGTGACCCACTCTAAATTTTCCACTCTATTATCATCTCGTTTATGATTTTTATGATGAACAAAAATCTTTTCTGGGCAATCATTAGAAATAAATGCAATTGCTACCAAACGATGAACTGCATACGGTTTTCGAATGCCATCTTTCCACAACATAATCCTTAGATAACCTCGCTTAGACTTCATAAACTTCATAGTCCTCATACGTTTATACTTCTCCGTTGTTCGTCTCACGTTTCCAAATGATGAGATTTGATACAACCCTTCATATCCACAAACATCTTTCCATATTTCAGTATTCATACAAATAAGTATCATAGAAAAGCACGTCATAGTGCTTTTTTGTGTACATTTCCGATCTTTGTTTATGTGCTTCATCACGCTTCGTCATATTTATTGGTATGGTCAAAAGAAGTAAGCGGACCAATATGAAAGAAAATGAGTTATATGTTCTCCCGTCACCTAATGACGAGATGAGAGTCTTCGTCAACAAATTCAAAGTTGACATGATGGAACATGTTGTATCTTCAATCAAGTTCGCTATCGAAAACAAACTTCCTATTGTGGAAGTCTTTCAGTTCAGCAATTCTCCGTTTGTTATTACCCTCAATGAACGAGAATTTGGTATCAATTTGGAGCACATTGGCAAATACTATACGGAAAATCAAATATTTGAGTTGTGCCCGAGAGTAGAAGCGTTACGCAAACTGCTTAAAGAAAAAACTGATGAAAAAGAAAAACCGAATCGCCCAAGACCAGATCAATCCGATAACGAATGAGTCAGTAAGAACAGACAAAAGCCATATTATTCCACAACGATCTAAACTGAAAGGTCTCTTGAAATTGTATCAAAGAGACTTGACCGAAAAACAAAAAGAGTTTCTAACTCTTGCAGCATCCAAGACAACTAAAATCATGTTTGTTTCTGGTCCTGCTGGAACCAGCAAGACTTTTCTTGCTGTATTTCATGCTCTCACCATGATTAACGAAAAGCGAGTCAGTGATCTTGTGTACATTCGCAGTGCTGTTGAGAGTGCTGACGCCAAACTTGGATTTCTTCCCGGTGAAGCGGATGAAAAACTGGCACCTTATATTCAACCTCTACTGGATAAGATGTCGGAAATGCTTCCAAAGGGTGATATTGATATTCTTTTGAAAGAAGAACGTGTCACCGGCATTCCCGTAGGATTCCTCCGTGGATTGAACTGGAATGCGAAAGTTATTATAGCCGATGAAGCTCAGAACATGACCTTCAAGGAACTTTTCACGCTTATTACACGCACCGGGGAGTTTTCAAAAGTATTTATATTGGGTGATCCAGAGCAAAGCGACATCAATGGCAAGAGTGGTTTTATAAAAATGCTTGGACATTTGGACGACGAAGAAAGCCGTGCGAATGGTATTCATGTGTTCCGCTTTACTGAAGATGATATTGTCCGAAGTGGTCTAGTTCAGTTCATTATTCGTAAGATACGAAAAGAGACGACCCCGCTCAATACGTCAAATGCCAAGTAAAAAAAGCTCTGTGGTCGCTATTTATCGTATATGGCAAATAAGCGAGTATCAGAACTGGTTCAAATCACAGCTGCGGAGTTGAGTCCTTCCGACCTCCTGCTCTTAGCAGATGTTGCGCCGAATCCTGAATCCAAAAAGTTAACGCTCACAGAACTTAGCAGCTATCTGCTTTCAGGCGGCAACCTTTCTGGTTCACTTTTTGGGACATCAAGTTGGGCGGAAAAAGCAGTCTCAGCATCTTGGGCACCCCCACAAGCGTCTTCCTCTTATGCCGCTATTGCCGCTCTTGCATTGAGTGCTATTACAGCATCACATGCTCTTACAGCACTTTCAGCATCTTGGTCATTAAGTGGATCGTATGTTATAACTGCTTCCTATGCTCTCACATCTTCTGTTCAGTTGATTTATTCATCTGCTTTTGCTGATTATGCTCGTAGTGCTTCCTATTTGATTTACTCGCCATTGGTGGGAAATGGAACTGCATCTTATGCAATAAGTAGCAGTTATGCAACACAATCATTTTTTGCATTTTCAGCTTCTTATGCTACAGCGTCGGCATATGCTTATACCGCTTCGTTTATGTACACAGCATCCAGTGCTGTTACAGCATCCAATGCCATAACTGCTTCATTCAGTCTTGTTACTGGAACAGCAAATACGGCAACTTATGCTACTGTGGCAGGAACAGCGGGAACAGCAAACAATGGTATTCAAGATAAACAATCTGCCATTTCGGTCGAAAAACAAACAGGAAATAGTATTACTGAAACTTCTCCCGATAACATTATTGATTTGGTTGTTACCATGTCTGTTACAAATGATGCTCCAACATATTTGGTAAATCTGTCCGTAGCCGTTGGAGGAGTGACAGGTATATCCTTGTGGAGAAGTGCGTCCATAGGTGGGGATGTTGCTCTGATCAATACAATTGGTATATCTTCATCAAGTTTAGACAGTGTTGATACAATTTGTACAAGTTATCTTGATACCCCAACAGCATTGCAAGGAGAAACGGTTTACTACATAGCTCGGGCATACAATGACGATGGGGACTATTATATCAATCGGTCTTTCAACGGAACCAAGTTTGGAACATCTAGCTTAACAGTAATCGAATTCTAATATGGCCAGCATCAAAATCAGTGAACTCAATGACTTTTCTGCTGTAATAGCAGAAGATTTCATTCCTCTTGTTGATAGTAGCTCATTGACTACGTATCGCACAAGCTTAGACGCACTTGGAGCGTTTATTTCCGCAAGTGTTCCCGTTGGACATGCGACTGCATCTATTTCTGCGTCCTATGCAGAAACCGCAAGCTTTGCCGAAACTGCCAGCTATGTTAATATTAGTGCAATAACAATAGAAAATGCAACTCAAGCAGAGTTTGCAACTCAATCTTTGTTCGCAACCAGTAGTTTATATGCATCTCAAAGTGCATTTGCTACCCAGTCACGATTTGCTACACAAAGTTTATTTTCTACCCAGTCACTTTATGCTACTTCATCCCTTACGGCTAGTTATCTTACTGGAAGTGGTCATGTAAGCACTCTTACCGCAAGCATTGCTATAAGGGTGGCATCCGGATCAAGACTTATCATTCCTATGAAACAAAGTCTGGCTTATGATAATCACACAAACTGTATTTTCTTCCAAGGAGGATCCAATAGTGGCGGGCCTGATCCTTTGAAAAATGACTGGGGAAGGCTCTATTTCATTGAAGAAGTTCAGGATAAAGGACATATTCGGTTTGATCATCTTGATAATAACGATGATCCATATCCTCTGGGTCCCAATATTGATTTGCAATACGTTAATAAGCCGGGATTTTTCTGGTCCACTTGGGATTATTCAACTTCGGATAGTTCAAGTCTCATGTTTCTTTCAACTAATGGAGAACTTTATGTCAGAAAAGTTGAAGCAACTGATTTCACAGCAAGTCTTGTTGGGGAAGAACGGGTAGGTTTTCTTGGAACGTCCAGTTGGTCTGACAAAGCAAAAACTGCAAGCTATGTTGATGGAGCACTTATGCCCGGATCGGCAAAGGCGTGGGCATATGTTATTGTGCCAACAGCCTCGAACTATAGCACAAATACTCCCGCAGATCAAATCACTGGAAACGCTCTTAATAAACCAATGATTGTTGCCGGACATAATATCTCTGATGTATCATGGGCAGGACGAGATATCAACCCAGCGGTTGGGTTTAACACAATTACAGATATAAACACAAGCTTTGTGAGATCATTTCCTTATCCATATACACAAAGTTACAATGGATCAACGAATGTTGGAAACTTTATCGTTACGTTAACAACCGCAATGTCTGATACAACGTATTTTGCATTTGGTGCGGGTGGAGAACAAGGTAACGAAGTGTTTACTGTCATGACTTATCCTTGGGCACGTCGAACGACAACCAAGTTTACTGCCTCCGTAAGAGGTACAGGTGACTGGTCTGGATATCCAGAAAATGTGTGGTTTCAGATTGTGGTGTACTAAAAATTCTTGACAATTTTTGTTGGATGTATTATATGTATCCATAGAATGCTGTTTAGCATTCATATCTGTGCCTCTTGTGAGGGCAGATATTTTAACTGACAACTTGTAGTTAAAGAAAGGAAAAAAGCTATGCAACTCGCAAGAATTACATCTCCGTTTAGTCCTGCGGTCTTCAACAAGGACGAGTTCTTAACCCCATTCTCAACTCTATTTGACGACTTCTTCAATGATTCGTTTGACGTTTTTGGGAAGGACTTTTTTGAAAAGGGAACTTATCCAAAAGTTGACGTTCGTGACGAAGAAACTCAGATGGTTATTGAGGCCGAGGTTCCCGGCTTGAAAAAAGAGCAAGTCAAAGTAGAACTTGAGGGTGGTATCCTTCGTATCAAAGGCGAAAAGAAGGATGTAGATGAAAAGAAAGGTAAGTCTTACGTTCATCGTGAATTGAAGCATTCTGCCTTCTGTCGCTCGTTTGCCCTCGGAAAAAACATTGACACCGATAAGATTGCTTCCAAGTTTGAAAATGGTGTTCTTGAAGTCACTCTTCCAAAAAGAGAACCAGACCCCAAACCCGTCGAAGTAAGACAGATTGCGGTTCAATAAGTACGTATGTAGTTATGCACACCCCTGAGAAATCGGGGGTTTTTGCATGTACAGGGGATATTTATAACCACGTATGAAAGATCGTATAATTGACCGATTCATCCGATTCGATAGATTGCTTGGCATTACTGCCATCGTTATCGCACTCGTGGCAGCATTTTTCTCTGTATATGGTATTGCTACTTTATTCGCAGGGGCATTTGTCCTTACAGCAATCATGGCATCTGCATTAGAGGTTGGTAAATTGGTTGCCGTAACCTACCTTTACCGCTACTGGAAGAAGACCAAGGGATTTCTAAAGACGTACCTTAGCATCGCAACACTTGTTTTAATGCTCGTGACTTCCTTGGGTATTTTTGGATACCTTTCAGCAGCATATCAGAAGTCTTCCCTTGAGTTTAAGGCAGCACAGGACAAGATTGTGATGGTGGAGGAGCAAAAGACCTATCTTCAAGACAAGATTTCACAGTCCAAGACTCGTATCAAGACCCTCAATGATATGCGTCTTATGCAAGAAAGCCGTATGAACGAAGCACTCACCAATGCTTTCTTGACCCGCAATCCTATTCAGTTGAAGCAGATTCAAGACCAGACCGCCGAACTTATCAAGTCTGCGGATAGTGATATTCGCTCTGAAAACGATAAAATTCAGACTACCGTGGATGAAATTGCTAAGATTGACCAACAAGTAAATGAGATGAAGTTTTCTTCGGCGGAAAAGAAAGACATTCAGACCTTCAAGTTTGTAGCAGATCAATTCGGAACAAGTCTTGACAAAGTTGCCAAGTGGTTTATCATCACTCTTATCTTCGTATTTGACCCACTAGCCGTTGCTTTAATTCTGGCCTATAACGTGGCAACGTATAAGAACAGGGAGGAAGAAGCAACTAGCAATCCTCAACCGGAACCTCCAATGCCGTTTATAAAATCCTCCCTTCCAGAAGAAATAATTGAAACTCCTGCTGAAAAACCCAAAATAGAAACTGAGAAACATACCCACGAAGATGGAACTACTCATGAGCATCCACATGAGGAAGGACATCATCCAATCAACAATCGTCAGCCTTGGATGTAACACTTAAAATAAGTTGACAGATCGAATTGGTTAGTATATTATTACGTCAATGAAGGTAGATTTTTACCTTTTTTGAAAATTTGTCTATATGTATGGGTCGGTTAACCTTGGAAAAGGCAAAACATTCTATGGATCAATCCGACATAAAATACATCATAGAGCAACTGACAGATGCAATTGCAAATAAAGATTGGGATATCGTCGAAGAAGCAAACGAAACCTTAAAGGAATTTCTTGATTCTGACGCTCCCAGTGAAGAAGATTAAACCATGATTACTTTTCTATTGACTTTCGGCCTGATTATCTCGTTAGGATTTTGTTTCGCTGCTTTCATTCTTATCAGAAGACTCCTTTTCAAAATCAAAACTTACGAGAACTGGATACTGGAATTCAAAATGGATTTGGTAAATACTCTCGAAGAGATGCGAGCGATAGACAAAGAAGGTACGTTTGCTACATCATTAAATGATAAGGGGAATTTCGAATCGGATGATCAAGTGGGACGAATCTTCAAGGAGTTATTGGACCTCATAGAGAAGTTGAATGAGAGGACACAATAACTCCGTATGCATAAAAAGAAAAAGGTTATACATGTTAAGGCACGGCGCACACCAAAAAAGAAAATCACCAGGGCAATAAAGACAAGACGCATAAAGCGAATCGTCGTTAAATCTCCTGTAATTTTGGTTTCTTCTCCCCCCGTTCAAGCTCCTAAACGTCGGCGAAGACGACGGACCAAAAACGTTTCACGAATGTATTTTACTCAGGAAACTGAGGATGCTATTATTTTGTACAACAAAGAAACAAACCAAGATGTTCGTGAGAAAATTTTTCGTGAACAGATTCTTCATCCATTCCAAAAATTGGTAGAGAATGTTTTCAATACTTTCAAGTTTTCCTATTTTGAAACTGGTCCCCAAGATGTTCAGAAGGAATGTCTAACTCACCTTGTTGCCAACATGCACAAGTTTGACCCATCACGCAAGAGTAAGACCGACCCCAACAAGAAGACTAAAGCATTCGCTTACTTTTCCATCATTGCCAAGCACTATCTCATTCTTCTCAATAATACAAACTACAAGAAGTTCAATCAAAATGTAGAGATAAGTGAGGAAAGAGACGAGCATACAGTCCAACTTCAAGCACATGATAAGTACTATGCCCAACAGGAGATGTCCGACTTTATCAGATTGATTGTTGACTTTTGGGAAAAGAATGTTGACAAAATCTTCACTAAACAACGAGACTTAAACATTGCCAATGCCGTGGTCAATCTGTTCCGAAATTCGGAGAGAATTGACGCCTTCAACAAAAAAGCATTGTACCTTTACATCCGTGAAATGGCATCGTGTAAAACACAGCAGATAACCAAGGTTATTAACAAGATGAAGCAATATCACGATAACATTCAGCGTTCTTACATTGAGAATGGGGATGTGGTAACTGAACGCTATAGCTGAGCTAAGCGTAAAGTTAAAATAAATGCTGGTTCTGAATAAATAACTTTGATTTTCAGGTATTGACCCATATTTATTTATGTGAATCATAGATTGTCAATAGAAACTTTTCTTAGAAGATCGAAATTTTTTCATGGCGAAAGATATGATTATTCTTTAGTGAACTACATTTGTTGTTCGGATAAGGTAATAATCATCTGTCCTTTACATGGACAATTTTCTCAAATTGCATATTCTCATATGAGAGGGCAAGGATGCCCAAAGTGTAGATATTTGAGGAATGGATGCAATCGTATAAAATCTTTTGAAAAGTTTACCACAGACGCACGCAAAATTCACGGAGATGTATATGACTATTCGCTGGTCAAATATGTCAATGCAAAGAAAAAGGTGGATATAATATGTAAAAAACATGGCATATTTCGGCAAGCTCCTGCGTGGCATATAAACTTAAAACACGGATGCCCAAAATGTAATTCTTCTCGTGGTGAAATAGCTATCCGACAATGGTTAGAAACTAACAATGTTTTATTCAAAGAACAACAAACCTTTTCTGACTGTCGAAATCCAAAAACCAATTATCCTTTCAAGTTTGATTTTTATATTTTAGGTAAGAAGATACTTATAGAATATGATGGAGAACAACATTTCCGACCAATGTATCTTGGAAAAAATCATAAAACTATAAAAGATTTACAAGAAACAAAATGGAGGGATGGAATAAAAAACGAATATGCCAAACAAAGAGGAATTAAACTTGTTCGAATACCTTATTTTGAATTTGAACGTATTCCAGAAATACTGAAAGAAAACATTTATGAATCTTGACTTCGAGGTTGCTGACGGGAAATCATTTAGGGATTTGTGTAAAGATATATTAGATAGAAGCACTAGTAAAAAGGACCAACTTGATACCCTGTTTTCAGAAGTGCGTTCCCTCATTAAGAACGCCAATGATGCCCAAGTCTTTCTTCCACGCATCAAAGAACTACTCGATGTAGGTATCAAAAATGATGAGCAACTTGTGAAACTCGCCTCGGTAGTTCAACGTCTGCAATCTACTCAGATCGAAGCAACTGGTGGAGATACCACCGGATTGAGTGACGAAGAGAAAGAGCAACTTCTTCAAAGTGCTACTACAGCAAAACTTACAGAAATCAAGAAAGAACTCGATTCTGTAGTGGTTCCAACCCCTCCAACAAAATAATATGTCTTACTGGAAAAATCTATCAAAAAACTCTCGTACGCTAGATAGCTTTGGTCTAGCAACGACACACACTCCCGGGCAGGGCGGTGGGATGGGCGAATTTTATGAGATGGAACCGGGTGTTGTGTTGGATGTTGTCATGGATGAAAGGCATCCTATTTTTACTAAAGGAGATAAGCTTCATAAAAAGATTGATATTGACCGATGGCCTGTTGATTTGAACGATGCCCAACCTCTCAAAGACGATTTAGATTACACTTGGATCGGACGGGCACTGGTAAGACCACTAGTATCGGAAAAACTGACGGACAAGGATCAACTTCAATGGGCATATCCTCTGGATGCCAACATTTCCGAGTACCCCCTCATCAATGAAACAGTAATCCTATTGACACAAAACGGGAAGTTGTATTACACCCGAAAACTTAATTATCATAACTGGCCAAACAACAATCTGGATTTTACTGCCAATACATCGGTTGCGGGAAAATCAAATACCGAGTTGTTTTCAACTGACCCTTATACTGGTAGAAAAGAGTCTCTCATCAAAGCTCCTTCCAAAGAAATGCTTCAAAAGGACAGTGGATATCATGGATACGCTGGAAAGTATTTCTGGGCTAACCCGAAAATTCGTACTATTCGTCGGTTTGAAGGAGACTTGTTACTGGAAAGTCGTCATGGACAGGGAATTCATTTCACGGCATATGACACCAATAGAGGAAACGATGTAGGAGATCCCAAATACAAGGATTACAAAGATGGTGGTAATCCAATGATTATCATTCGCAATCGCCAGCGTCCATTATTAAAAGAAGGACAACCTCTTTCTTTACAACACAGTCCGAACCCCGCAACTGTTGTCGGGACAAAAATGGAAAAAAATGTTGGGGGATTTTTGGATGAGAATATCAATCACGATGGGTCAACAATTTTCATTTCGTGCGGTCAGACCATAAGTCAATGGGTAACGACGTGCTATAAGAGAATGTTTGGAGATGAAAAGGGTGAAGAAGTGTCCAAATTCAAAGGACAAAGTTCATTCAAATATCCAAAACTCAATGGTGATCAGATCGTAATCAATACAGACCGTCTAGTTCTTTCGGCACGTTATGGCGAAACATTCCATTACTCTAAGAAACGTTATGCTGTTGTAACCGACAACGAATATACAGTGGATGCCCACCAACAGATTGTCATGACAACGCACACGAAGACTGTCATTAACTCCCCCGCCATTTATTTGGGAGAATATGACCAAACAAGCGAGCCTGTTCTTCTTGGTCAAACGGCAGTCAATTGGCTTTATGAACTTTGCAATTGGTTACTTGCACATACCCATTGGTATAAGCATTCGCACACGGATGCTGGTAAAGAGTCCCCGTCTCAGACTCAATTGCCAGTGCAAGTACAACAGTTGATTGCATTACGAGACAAACTACACACACTAATGAGCCGAAGAGTATTCACCACGGGTGGTGGATTAGCCCCGGGGCAAGATGGTGCTTCAATTCCCGAAGGTTCTGCGCCTATAAAAATAAGCGTGGGGTCTGGAAATGGAGTACCGGGAGGATGGAAAGGTGCGAACTATCGGCCAGCGTAAGGATATTTATACCTATGAAAAAGTCCGAACTTACACAACTCACACAGATAATCGAAATCCTTGTAGCAAAGGAAGTGCGAAAGCAACTTCCCGGGATTATTGCCGAAACATTCCAAAACATGATGGGTAGAACTGTCGTTGCCGAAGCAAGGCAACCAGAATCTCAACCTGTTCAAGAGGAAATGGAAACCGAAGAAACTACGCTAAAACAATCATTACGAGAAATGTTTGCGGGTACTCCAGTAATGAAAAATCAACCGTCGGGTCCAAAACAACCTAAACAATTTACTAAAGACCCAGTTCTCAATTCAATTTTGAATCAAACCCGTCCATTTAGTGGCCAAGAAAGAATGGCAATGGGTGGTGGACCGGGAGTTGTGGCAGCAATGGCAAGTATGCCAACAGGTCCAACGGCAATGACTGGGGTTGGAGAAATGATGGATGAATCTGAAATGCCATCATTTGCTCGTATGCCAAGTATGCCGGGAGTAAGCCCCGGAGTACCGTTAGCACGTCCTCCTCAACTTGTCGAAGGTCAAGAAAGTACACATATCCCTATGGAAGCGATGGGCGAAGTATCGGCCTTGGACGTAGCTCGGGCGGGAATAGTGCCGGGAGCAGTTGGAGCGGCGTTGACGAATTTTGATCGTATGAGAAAAATTCTCCAACAATCTAAAGGACCAAGACACTAATGGCAGTAGTCAAAAATACTCCGATTGGGATTAACCTTCCAATCACCAGCGGACCAGTAGGATATTTTGACCAATCTACTGATACCTTTACTGCGTACCGAATGAATATCATCAATCTCATTCGGACAGCACCGGGAGAACGTCGAATGAACCCAACATTCGGGAGTCGTTTGTGGAATATTACCTTTGAGCCGAATGATGATTTTATACCAGCCAAGGTAGAAAATACGATAAAAGAAGACATCGCCCAGTGGATTCCCGGGGTCACAGTAAATTCTGTTGAAGTGAAATACTTTGAAAACGACGAAAGTACAGACCTACGAGATATTTATAAACTGTACATCGCAGTAAAATTTACTGTTGATGCTATCAATCAAGAGGATGTTGTTGAAATTGTCCTTAACAAGAGCAAAGTATAATTATGCCAAGCACAGTACAAAAGTCATTCACCCCAAATAGCAAGGATATTCGCTATCTAAACCGTGATTTTGCACAGTTGCGAGATGCCCTGATTAACTTTGCCAAGACCTACTATCCAAATACCTACAAAGATTTTTCGGCAGCTTCCCCCGGCATGATGTTCATTGAACAAGCGGCATATGTAGGTGATGTTCTGAGTTATTATACCGATTATGCATTCAAAGAAGGTTTGATGTTGAGTGCAACGGAACGTAGGAATATTCTTAGTCTTGCTAATTTTCTTGGATACAGAGTAAAGACTTCTCGTGCAGCTTCTGGTAATGTCATGTTGTATCAAATTTGTCCATCCGCCGACGATGGAGCAGGAAACTACTATCCAGATCCCGATTACATGTTGTTGGTTAGAGAAAATAGTCAGTTTTCAAACAACGCCAATTCCTATTACGTTTTGACTTCGGGGGTTGATTTTTCAGTTAGTTCTTCCAATTCTCCAAGAACGGAAACAGTTTACTCAAGAAATGATGACGGAACTCCTGAATTTTTCCTTCTTGGAAAAGAAGGTCCGGTAAGTGCTGGTCAAATATTGACAAAAGAAATAACAGTTAATGACCCGACATCTTTCTATGAAGTACAGTTGGAGGAGAATAATGTTCTGGCAGTACTTGAAGTGGTAGATTCGGATAACAATAAATGGTATGAAGTAGATTTTTTGGCACAAGAATTGGTCCCAACTTCTGTTCCCAACGATGCTGAATATGAAGGATCGCTGAAACAGTACAAGGATTCTGTTCCATATATTTTGAAGTATCTCAAAACTTCTCGTCGCTTCATTACACGGGTAGATGAAAACAATATTACCACTTTACAATTTGGAGCAGGCATCAATGGAATGGATGATGAACTTGTCACGTTCGATTCTGCCCTGATTGGGCAAGGACTCGGGAACATCCGAAATGTCAATGTTCCAATTGATCCAAGTAATTTCCTCAAGAGTGAAAATTATGGTATTGCACCGCAGAATACAACATTGACCATTAAGTATCTTGTTGGGGGAGGGTTGGCAAGCAATTGTCAAGGAGATGAAATACGAAATGTTGTTCAGGCAGAGTTTGATAACTCGTCCGAAGGATTGTTGCCAGAACAAGTGGATATGCTCACCACGGTCAAGAATTCTTTAAGAGTAACCAATCTTGCACCAATCGTGGGAGGAGGCGAGGCAGAAACAGACGAGGAAATCAAACTCAACGCAATGGCAAACTTTGCCGCCCAAAATCGTGCTGTAACCCAGAACGATTTCCTTGCTCGTATTTATTCATTACCACCCAAATTTGGTTCTATTGCTAAAGCACAGGTGATTACAGATACAAATCTGGCAGTTGGTGTAAATAAGATTTTGGTAGGAGTCGTTGACCAAGATAACATGGCATCCTTGGTCAATAATGTCAGTACTAACTATTTCCGAGGATTGACATATGATACCACGAATCCATTTGCCATCAACTTATATTTGCTTTCATTTGATGCCAATAAAAAACTGACGAGACCAAATCAAGCACTGATTACAAATCTAATCACTTACTTGAAGCAGTATAGGATGTTGACCGATGCTGTAAACATCATTGATGGTTATATTATTAACATCGGTGTGGATTTTACAATTACGGTGTACAAAGGATTTAACAAGAAGGATGTCCTCTTAGATTGTATCAATACAGTCAAGGACTTTTTCAACATTGACCAATGGAACTTCTCACAACCAATTAACTTGAGTCAGTTGAGTCTTGAGATTGCCAAAAGAGATGGGGTTCAAGCAGTGGTGGACATTAAGGTTTACAATAAGACATCACTAGATGGTGATTACTCTACCGTAGAGTATGACATTGTTTCGGCAACCAAAAATGGAATCATTTATCCATCTGTTGATCCATCAATTTTTGAGGTCAAATACCCAGATTCCGACATACGAGGATCGGTATTATAATATGAATAAGAATCAATCATATTATCAAGCTAATAAAGAGCGTGAAAAAGAACGTAAACGTCTTTATTATCAACAAAATAAAAAGCAAATTCTTATGGCTTGTAAAAAATGGCAAGACAAAAATAAGGATAAAATCGCTACTTATAATGCCGATAGATATTTGGAGAAAAAGGAACACATTTTAGATACCTGCCTAAAATACAGAACTGAAAACAAGAAATTGGTGCGTGATAGATATTTGAAAAAATACAGTAGTATTGAATATAAAAATCATCATAAACACTATACAAAAAACAAATATCATACGGACCCTATTTACAAAATTATATCATTGCATCGTAGCAGATTACGCAATGCATTGAAAACTCAAAACGCTAATAAATTAGTCAAAAAATCGGCGGAATTGTTTGGATGTACATTGAATGATCTAAAACTTCATTTAGAACGTCAATTTAGACAAGAATGGACGTGGGAAAATCATGGACTTGTGTGGCATATTGACCATATAAATCCAATTAGTAAGTTCAATTTGGCTGATGAAGACGAACAGAAAAAAGCATTTCATTATACCAATTTACAACCTCTATCAAAAGAGGATAATCTCAAAAAACACAATCATTTGGATTGGAAGGGATAACCGTGCATCATTTCATATATCCAGCAGAAGATACCTACATCAGTAACCGCTCAGGTTATGAAGATAAGAACTTTGGTATTGACGAAATCCTACAAATAGGTACAACAAACATTCCTCAGAGAGTGTATAGTGCCACAAAGGATTATCCATATACCAATGCCATCTTCAATAACCAACAGGTTACTTATTTTACAGCTATCTTCACGGGTTCTTTTTCTGGAACGGTAGATTTCGCAAGTGGAAGCATTTCAGGAAGCAATCTTGATTTCAGTGCCTCATATTTTTCGGGTTCAATTGATGGAACTCCTCAAGAGTTAAGTGCAAGTGTAGTCTCGGGAAGTTTGGTTGATGGTTACATCACTGGTTCTATTTCGGCTACCTATTCCACAGGATTATTTGAAGGAACTTTGAGCGGTTCCAGTGGGTGCTTGACGGGAACGGGGTCGGGTATAGATACACGCAACGAAGGAAATTGGACAACGAGAACAGTCAAATACGTTGATAGAGCCATGCTTGGATTTGATTTGACTGTGATTTCGCAATCAATTGCCGAGGGTGTCATTACAGACCCCAAGTTCTATCTCAAGATAAAGATATGTAATGAATACCAACTTCCAATCAACTATACCATTTTTGCTTTGGCAGTAAGTCAAAGTTGGAACATGGGTAATGGTTATTGGTCAGATGGTGGGTCAGATGAAGGTGTGAGTTGGTTGTATAGGGATAACAACGATGGAACTCCTTGGTATAATACCTATGTGAGCGGAACTCGTGGGGATATTGACTTCATCAACACTCCTTCTCTTGCTACTCAATCATTCGGATATGGTGGTGGAACATGGTACACTGACATGTACAGCCATCAAAATTTCGGATACAAATCTGCCGACATTGATATGGATGTCACGGCAATGGTAATGCGATGGATTAGTGGTAGTCATCCGAACAATGGATTTATTCTTATCAGTTCCGACGAACTAGTTTCTACTGGTTCTGGTTTTGTGCTGAAGTTCTTCAGCAAAGATACCAATACAATTTACTCACCTGTTCTGGATGTTTGTTGGAATGACTCCGTTTATGTCACCGGCAGTATTTCAACAGGAAGCGTGACTATTGCCACAACTGGTTCTGGAATTTCTGCGTCTATTCAGAGTGGTTCATCATTAACAATTGCTGGTGGAGTAGCCGGAATATTTTCAGGAAGTGCGTTATTAACGCTTACTTCTCACTACATTACAGAAAGCAATCCTAGTTTTGATAGTGTTATCTATCGAGTAGAAGCAAATGTTTCGGGAGCTTTGGATGGGCGAGCATCTTATGTGTCAGGATCTCTGTCGGGCAGTGGCATTTTCACATCATCATATTTCAGCGGGTCGGTAGAAGGAATAGATGTTGAAGTCAGTGATACTGGAATTTCTGGAAGTATCATTGGCATTCTGAGTGGGTCTATTGAGACAACTGGTAGTATTTATGCCTATGTTGGAGAAGTAACTGCTTCTGTAATTGATTTCTCGGGTTCATTTAATGGATTCTACTTCGATACAGCAAGTAACTGGTTCTATGGATTTGTTGTTGGTCAAGGATTGGGCGGAAATATTCTCGGATTGCCGGTTATCGGAAATGTCTCAGGATTGGTTTCTGTTTCTGAATCACTTGTCAATGGACCTTGCGGAAAATCTTTCAGTGCATCATTTGCATCCGGATCGTTTTTGAACGGAGTGTGGAGTGGAAGCACATTTGGTGCATTCTACGTGGACCATAAGTTTGAAAATGCATATTTGACTGGTTCTTGGACAGAGGCATCCTTGCTTGGCGCAAGAGTCAATATTATATTGCCGTCTGCAATTGAACCATATGCGTATGCCTACATCAATGGAACTTACGTTTGGGGAAATGCTATTGGTCTCTATACAATCAGTGGTTCCAATGGTTCTCCTGATACAGCAAGTGCGGGAGCAAATAGTGCAAGTTTTGTCGGCCAGTTAATTGATGGTCCGCTTCTCGGAGCAGCAGTCAATCTCCAACTGAGCGGAAGCGTGTTTACGTCAAGCTATCAATACACCAGCAGCGTAGAAATGTCTGCCAGTGTTATGACTGCTATGGACATTTCATATCCGTTTAGCATTAACTTACAGAACCTCCAACCCCAATATAGAGTGGGAGATGTTGTAAGAATGAATGTGTTTGGACGTAAAAAGTTTCCATTGAAATACTTCGGAAAGGCAACTCAGCAAGAACAATACATGATTCCAGAGTACCTTCCATCGTCGTCTTTCTATGCGCTTAAAGATGATCAAACTGAGGAAATTGTGCTCAATTTTGATAGTTATACTCAGATAAGTTGTAATTACCCTCATGGCAATTACTTCTTTGTGGATACAACGGCACTTCCACAAGAGCGTTACTATCGAGTTCTAATCCGAGTTCAAGATGAGGATGAAATCTATACCATTGACACTGGTAAAACATTCAAAATTGTCCGTGGTGGAGTAGAATATCCATCTAGCGTAACATTCTTTACTTGGCCGTTGGGTATTCCATACATCAGCGCAAGTCAGACACCGTAATATGGCAGACTTTTCACAAGACATCTGGAACTTTCAAAAATATGGCACCTACACTTACAAATTTGATAGTGTAGGTAATATGATTTTTGATAGTTGTTCGGTAAACTTCAATCAAGTTTATGTCGCCTTCCCATTGCAAAATCCGGTGTACGATAACTCCAAAATTGAGACGATGTACAATGTCAATTTTGAAGAGTTTGTTCCTCAAGTAATTCAAGATACACAAGAAAGCGTCAGCAATTTACAGCAGCAATTGGATATTGTGCAACAAGAGAATGTCACGCTCAAAACACAACTCGATTCAGTGATTACACAGAATGAAGTAAGTGGGTCTGTCGCCGATCAAATGGCAACCAAGACCGTTATCTTGGAACTCAGGAAAGCACTTGGACAAGGTAGAGTTGAGACGGATTTTTCGGAAGATTTCCCATACACCCCAATCGTGAAGAACAAGAATACGTAATATGGAGTTTACATCATACCAAATGGTTGCAGAGAATACTGCAAGTTTGAATACGGGTTCGTATTTGAACCGTACGGAACACTCCCTGTTTGTAAAGGGATTTACTTCCGATCTATGGTATGGATTTTCTGCGAACGATATCATTGAGTTTGGGGCGTGGGATAGACAAAACAATTTTGTAGGATGGAATGTTCTAAATCAGTCCAAGAGTTACAATATCACGACTCTTTCTTATCTGAATACTCTTGACTCGGTTGTAACATATTCTTATGCTGAATTAAAACCTGATTTCATTCTTTTCAAGAATGAAAAGATTCTGACCAGTCCTCCAGAACAACTTTCAGAGTCTATCAATGTTCATTCTGGAAGCTACTTTTTCACTTACAACTTTGCACGAGAGATGGCAGGAAGTTCTGCCGATCCTTTGATTATCAAAGATATCTCTCCATCGAGAAAAGAAGTCAAGCTCATTCCGTTAGCTACGGATTCTCCAACTTACAATGCATTTTGTAATAAGAAAGTCATTGTCCAAGATGTTTCTCCTCTTTACCTCACATCAACGGCAAAGTGCCCATACGAACAGATTTACAATAAAATAAGTCCTCTCTACACCAAAGAGATCAATGTTGTCAAGAGCATTTTCTTTTTGGCAACGGATGGTGCTATGCTTACTTTCCTTCGTAACCTTTACGAAGATTTGATTATCTATACTACTGTTCCAAGAGCACAGGGCAGCATTGATACTATTACTGGAAGTATCGTCCGAATTCAAGGTATTCAAACATACTTCAGCAATTATCTCCTCTCCAATTCGTCCGAGATTGTTGATTTTTCTGAGCTAGACCGCCAGTTCAACGGATATGTTTCGGCATCTATTGAACGTAAGTTCAAACCAATTGGAGCACATCCTCTTCAACCTTATGTAGAGGCAAAGGCATTTGTCTATGATTTCTTTACGAAGTACTACTATCAACCAATATCAAATCTTCTAGCAACAACTTACAAAGAGAAATACTTTTCGTATTTACGAAATGCTTTGGATTTTGGAAACAATCTCCTCCTTCCGATTTTACAACATGGGATGTTGGATGAAAAGGTCAATCCAAGTGATCCTTTAACGCTAATCGTAAAGTTGAAGGATGAGCTTCCGGCCAATATTTCAATTCAAGATAAGTGTTGGGTTTCTAACATATCGCTTACACCATACGTTCTCAATGCTATTGTTAAGAGTCCGCAAGATGGAATAATTCATCAAATTGGTCCTCCAAACTTTTCCCTTCCGATTCCAAATGTTAGTTTGACCAATACCAACATGATTTATACTGCCGAAGATTTGGCGGTAGATGATCAAACGGATAGAGATTTGACAGTCAGCAGAAACTTGACCGAACTCAGCGTTGACTATACCAACTTTAGCAATTTCGTTGTATTTTCATCGGTACAACTTCGCCTTAACATTTTCAAGAATAAGGTTATAAGTTTGGCATCTTATACCTCGTCGCTTCAAACTTTGAATGATAAGAATGAAATATTCTATCTGGCGAGTGGTAGCTATTACCCCTTCTATACAGAAGAGTACAATAATCTTCAGGGGAAGATGACAGAAATTGTAAACTCCTTTGATGGATATGAATCGTATCTCTATCGAAGTGGTGCTTACACTTATGTTAGTGGGGCATTTATCAGTGCCAGCTATGTTGCCGACATGGATATTTCGGCAAGTGCCTATGATAAGAACAATTTGGATAGTTTAGTCAACAATTGCCCACAACACATTTTGACCAATACCGATAATGATGATTACATCATTTTCTTGTCTATGATTGGTCATTTCTTCGACCAGATTTATGAATATGTTGCCAACATTCCATCCGAACGAAGAATTGGACATGGAGCAACGGAAGAGTTCACTCGACATGTCGTTGACTATATGTTGGAAACTTTTGGTTGGACATTAGACGACTCGTTAGAACAATCCAACCTCTTAAACAACTATTTGACTTCGGAACAAATAGATGGATTGAATGAGATGTCGGCGGAAGAACGCTTCAAGGCTATCCGCAATCGTCTTCTCATAAATCTTCCACAGATTTACAAGACCAAAGGTACGGAAGAAGCAGTTAAGTTGATTCTGGCATGTTATGGAATTCCGTCCACGCTTCTTACCATGCGTGAGTATGGTGGAATTTCTTATACAGATGCTCGGGCATCTTATACAACGTATGAAAGAACGTATTTATACATGTTTGATACATCGTCGCAGTACAATACAATGTACAACAACTACCCGACAGATGCCAAGACATTCTTATTCAAATTGTGCCTAGATGACGCATCCATTTACAATTATAACCAAGAAATTGCTATCATGGGTGCGGTTACATCAAGTATAGCAGCAAATACTCCATCTGGTTCTGGGGCATGGGCAGTTGGGTTTGTTCGTCGTGAACGTCCAAATGTTGGACAGATGTGGTTTAGAATAGGACTTAAAGATAATCCACAACTGAAGTTGTACAGTGATACATTTCCTCTGTTCGATGGAAGCATTTATAGCGTAATGATTCGCCGAAACCTTTCACCAGATGGATTTGAATTTGATGAAAATCCTGATGCTGTACCGTGTGTCTTTGATTTGTACGTACAAAAGAATGAGCGTGGACAGACACTAATGCGCTTAACTTCAAGTGCGATATCATATGATTATGACTCCAACCAGAAATTTTCTTCAATTGGAGTCGGGAATTATTTGCTACGGGGTGGATGGTTTACCTACCACAATGGTCAAGGATTTCATGGAGTATTTGACAAACTTCAGGTATGGTATGATCCACTGACAGATTCCAATTTCGAAGATTACGTCAATAACATCAATTCGTATGCTTTTAGTGGATCCCGCCCGTTCCATGAATTTTTGATGTTCCGTCAACATACGGACTACCCATTTGATTTGAGACAAAATCCTATTGGCGTTGCAGATCCAATCGTAGGAGCGTCTTCCCAACCTTGGGGCATTTGGAAAAATGCAAATCCATTTTATGCTGTTAGTTCATCTATAAAAATTGATAAATACCTTGGAATTGAGGTATCTACTATGGATTACTCTATAGTATGGTATCCTTGGAGCGGTTCTCAAAAACTTGTTTATGATAGCGGGTCGGGATGTTGGATTTCTCAATCTTGCTATCCATTCCAGTTCAAAGTTGTAGATTATCCGAGCACTTGGGGTGTTTCCAAATATGGACCGAACAAATTCCGAAACGAAAAGGTTCGCCACGTTTCTCAATCCATTGAAACAAGATTTGATGATAAAGAGCGTTCCACTTGGGTAAACCCAATAAGTGTAGCACCAGACTCCAATCAAATTGGATTTTTTGCAGACCCCCAAGATTTCAGGAATAAAGATATCATCCGTTATTTCGGAAACTATGATTTCATGGATGCTATTGGAGATCCAACAAATCAGTACTCTTCCAGTTACCAGACATTGAAAAATTTCCGTAAGCAATATGCTACTTCTTTGAATGAATACAGTGGAAGTAATACATTGTTTAATGAACTGATGATTCTCTACAAGATGTACTTTAATAGATCCATCTTTGAAGCAATCAAGAATGTTGTTCCAGCACGTTCAAATGCTATTGTCGGAATTTTGATTGAGCCAACTGTTTTGGAAAGACCAAAATACACTCATAAGGAGATAATGAGTGAAATGAATACTGGTTCAGTATTCTATGCTGACATTACTGCATCTCATTATTTTCAAGACCCAAATACAAAACTTCTACGTCTTTCAATGTCTTTGGAAGAAAGTAGTTCCATGTATTTGGATTTGTCCTACATAAACCTTTCAACAAGAGATTTGCCAGTTAATTACGGAGGAAATTACATAGGTGATTTTGCTGACGTATATCAACTGGGTACGTTTGCCGGTGGATACCTTATTGGAGACCCCGAAGTGGTACAACCCCCACCTATTGTGCCAGTGGCCAATTTTATTCCAATTCCATCTACTGGTTTTGAACCACTTACGGTAGTCTTTCAGAATCTAAGTCAAAATGCTAATGGATTCGAATGGGATTTTGGTGATGGAGGGACAAGTGTGGAAGAAAATCCATCTCATACTTACGCTGTTGGTGGAACATATTATGTGGCACTAACTGCTTCCCGTGGTGAAGATGTTGATTATGCAAACAATGTAATTGATGTATTGATTCCATCTATCCCGTGTGGTGGAGCACAATCGTTCTCGGGAGGACAAACCATGCCATCTACGTTCACTGTTGATTTGGGAACCGGAACCGGAACTGTCAATTTAACATTTAATGCTCAAAATGTTCCAGATAAATTTATCGTTGAATGGAATGGTGGTGTTGTAATTAACACTGGATACCGAGGTAGTACTAGCTATCAATCTCAATTGAACAATGCGTTAACTTCTCTCGGATACCCACCCGAAGCAATTACAGGACCGGGAGCGGGAAGTACGTCATTCATTAAGAATGAAAGTAGTCGTTATGCCACGGTTAAAATCTATGCTCCTCTTGGAGGAACGGCGTGGAGTTTAACATTGGGATGCCCAACATAATTTAGAGACTATGCATAACCGAAAAGGCGAAATATTTTTTGACATGACTAAAACAACCCATCCTTTGTATGGGAGTTCGTCCTTTTTGTTAAAGAGATGGACCAAGCATACCATTTATGCTCGTAGTGGATCGTACAGCAGAACAGATAACCCAAAAGATGCATTGTATTCAACTTGTTCAATTTATTTGTACGATTATGTAGTCGTATCAAAGGAATGGTTTGATTCTATTGTTTATTCTGCAAGCATAGAAGATCGTACCCCAGCAGCCCCACAGTATCAATATCCTCCCGACTTATGGTCACATACGGAGAGTACATTTAGAAACAGCCCAAACGCCGTTACCAATAATTATACGTACACCTATAACACTCTGAGTTCAAGTCTGGAATCGAGGGATGTTTATGGTCCTCCCCCAATTTTTAGGGATGATGGTACTTATTTTGAAATTGTTGGTGGATACCCCAGAAATCACTTTACTCACAAAAGACATTTGTTTTCGCTGTACAGTCTTGTGACTTATGGTAAAGAAAACAACCAAATTACCTCGGGATCGTATAAGAGAAATCAACAAACAAATCTCTCTACAGTGGGGGAAGATGGATTGGAAGACGGAACATCTCCTGTTCAGGCGACTCAAGTGAGCAATTTGAACCTGATTCAGAGTGATAACGTCATAAACAAGTAAAAGAAAAAGGTCTCAGGATAATACTTATAGATGAGTACCTTTTTATAAAAGAATATGGCTTTTGTCGGTGTATATCGAATAACAAATAAACAGAATGGGAAATTCTACATCGGAAGTTCCGATGATGTTGTTCGCCGATGGAGCAGGCACTTGTTGGATCTGAAGAAAAACAGACACGATAATCCATATTTGCAAAATGCGTGGAATAAGTATGGTGGCGACTCATTCATTTTTGAAATTTATAAAGAATGTTCTCTCGAAGAATTATTGGTAAAAGAACAAACCGAATTGGATTTATATGTTGGAACACCAAACTGTTACAATATACGAAAAAGTGCAGTATGTCCTGTAGCTTCCGGCTCGGTTAGGCCACAATGGGTACGTGAAAAAATATCGGCGGCTCAAAAAGGAGTTCCACGATGGACTAATGAGCAGAAGATGAAGATGTCTGTTGACCGAGCGGGAAGAACCCATTCTGTGGAAACCATAAAGAAAATGGCGGGAAGAGTAACCTCACGTCAAAATATACAAAAAGCACAACAGGCAAATCTTGGAAGGATTTATTCTTCAGAGCATTGTTTGCATATTTCGGAAGGTAAATTAGAATCTCCGAAGATGTTCACGGATAAAGAACGAAATCGAATAAAAGATGGAGTAAAGAAAGCAGTTGCCGAAGGCAGATACCACAAAAATAAAGTTCCAAAAGAAGAATATGAAACAATAAAAGAAATGTATTTATCCGGTAATATAAACAAGAGACAATTAGCATTCAAATATGGAATAAATCCATCTTCTATGCAGAAACTTTTACAACGTATTGGAGTATAATAACTTATGGCATATCTCGACAATCAAACTGTGACGGTTGATGCCGTTCTGACCAAGAAGGGTCGTGAACTTCTTGCAAAAAACGGCAATTTGAATATCACGTCGTTCGCTTTAGCGGATGATGAGATTGACTACCGGCTCTATCAGCCCAACCACCCCAACGGCAGCGCATTCTATGATATTGCGTTGAGGAATACTCCTATCTTTGAACCGTTGACGGATGAGACGCAAGTGATGAAGTACAAACTTGTAACCTTGAACCAAGGTGTGACGGCGATTCCAGTCATCACGATTGCTCAAGATAAGATTTTGGTAACACGAGACTACACTGGTGAAATCATCATCAGCCCTTCCACGAATCCAGCATATAACCTTCAGGCCGGGTACACTGCCATTCTTGGAAACAAAAATGTAGGAACTCTCATTGTTCAACAAACCAATGCGGTAAACGCCGTTTCAAATACAATTCCAACATTTGCAGGTGATGTCAACACGACTAGTGCTCAAGTCGTTGTGGGCAACACTTTTCGCTTTGTCCCAAACAGCAGTCTTGGTAGAACAACCACGACCAACTTGACGATTGTTGGAAATGAATCTGGCGGAAGCATTGCAATTGAAGTCACCGTTACCGCACCAACATCCTAATAGATTATGATATTCAAAACATTTAATCCCGATCAAGACGTTGTAGCTGGACGTACGACCCGTGTGGCAAGTGGATTTTGGCCAAGTGGTATTACGAATATCAGTCAAAGCACATTGCGTGATGACTTCTTTTCACTAACAGGTTCCGCAGGAAATCCATCGTATGGGACATCTTTTTATGATGTTCGCCGCACGATGTATTACCTTAACATGTATCCTGGCGACACGGCATATGTGAATAACGATCCGTACTTCTCGATTGCTTATGGAAGTGTGGCAGGAGATATTGGTAGCGGATCATTCCCAAATGAAACGGCAAATATTATGGCTTCTCCTGCCAAAACCGTTTACACTCAGTACAAAAATATTCTTCTTGGAACATCTGATTTGGATGGTGTTTTCACAATGCAGAGTGCGAGTACGACAACAGATGCAACGGATATATGGGTCATGAATTTTTCAGCGTACAAGATGAAAGACCGAATTGATGAAGGGCTAATTGAATTTACGTTAAGCGGTTCTGATGGAAATTCCATTACGTTCATTGATAATTCTCAGTATTTGACTCAACAATCATCTGTCTATCAAATCATTCGTGGAACTTTGAATAATCCTCCTGCCGAACCGACTTATGAAGGGTTTGGACTTTTCTATCCAAATGATGGTATCATAATTCTCAACGCTGCCATAATTGCGGAAAAACTTGGTCTTAGTGGAAATACTGGTGCTGGCATAGGTACTGGAGGCCCGGGAACTGACAGTACGTGGCCATATACTCCTGGCACTACGATCTCGACCGATTACACTTACAATCACAAAACTCTAGCAGCAATGCTTCAAAGTGCTGATACTACTATTAAGATCCGTAAAAGTGAATATGTTCCCGCACGACATTATTTCGTGCGTGTTATGAACCGAGACTTCAACTACAGCAACAATCCAACTTACGTGTACGATGGAACCGATGGTATTGCTGGTCATTCCAAGGGAACGATTTTCAATACTGATTTCATCAACGACCCAAAAACTTATATCACAACGGTTGGATTGTACAATGATAGCAACGAACTTGTAGCAGTTGCCAAAATGAGCAGACCGGCTGTTAAATCGTTTGACCAAGAACTGCTGATCAAAGTTCGTCTCGACTTCTAAGATTGAATGAATGATCAAGCACATCAATCACCAGAACTTTCTGACAACTCCCTTCGCTGCGAGTAAGCAGTGGGAGCTGTACAATGTTCAGAATGATGATGTAGTCTTAATCGAACCTCCTGATAGTCCAGAAGTACCAGTTGCGATGGACTATGTTGACTATGGCGGCTCCAGCCCCATTCTAAACCGTGTCTGTAATATTGCTCTTGAGCAACAGGATGGAAATGAGGTTATTTATCAAGAAGGAGTGAGCGGGTCGGGATTCTTTTTCCCCGATGCTCCTCAGAATCAAGACGGAACCTATAAACGCCTCGTTTGGGATCAAACGTGGAGGAGTTTTTATAATCTTTACCGAGACCCCACCAAAATCTTCGGGATGGACCACATTGATTTCCCGCTTGGTAAAACTGACCGACAAATTTCCGAATTCATTCGTTTATTTAACATTCCCCAACGTTTCTGGGGAGATCGTCTTGTACCCAATACCATTCAATTGTATGATACTTCACTTGATGATAATGTAGAAATTCATGATGATGGATATCAAAACCTCTTGGCAGGCACTAATTTGTTTTCCAAAGTTCAAGAGATAAGATCACTTGGAAACATAATTATAGATGGTGAAGTCACCAATAGTTGTGAAGTCTATGACGACACCCACATTAACGAAGTGATAAGCGTTGGAGGAATTCAAGCTGGAATTGGAGTTGGATATGTATATGGTTCTTTGGATTATAGAACTGAGGAAGATATCATGACTACTGCCATTACAAGGTTCTATCAAGGAACTTTGTTTGATCAAGCGGTAGAAATGTATGGTAATGATACTGGATCACTGGATATTATATTCCTAAGTGGTTCGATATTTGATCGGGTTATGACAATTAGTGCAAGTGTGGAGTCGCAATCGTTGGACATCACATTCTATAGCGGGTCGCTCTCTGATATAATTGTCGAAATCGAACATGCAGAAAGTGCATCGTGGGATGTCAATTTCTATAGTGCATCCATAAAGAATGAAGCAATAGTTGCACCTGCTAAGAATGCATATCAAACTATGAGTATAGGATTTTTGAATGGAACAAGGAGTATTGTTTATGGAGGAACAGGATTCGCCACAAGTTCCAACGGAACAGTTATTCCAGAATAACCAAAACAAACATATGAAAGAAATAACACAAGAATTCAAACTGGGACTTGAAGGCTTCTACAAAGTCGCCGTTGTAGGTGCTGATGGAAATGAAATTTGGAGACAACCAGAGTGGGAGAAGAATCTTATTCTTAATCAGGGAATGGATATGCTCCCGTCTTTTTACTTAGCCGAAGTAATGCGTTACGGAGTTGCCGGCACTGGGAGTCGTGTAAATTCAATTACCAGTAGTGCGTCATCCGCATCCGTCATTCTTGGAGGATTGGTCCTTGATCCTCAACCGGGAGGAATCCAAAATTTTGACACCGAAATTTGGGGTGGATGGAGTGGAAGTTTGGCCACGGGTGATATAATTCGATTTAACGATGGAACTGAAGTAAAGGTCGGAGGCGTTGGGTCAACAACTTGTGCGGTTACTCCAACCGACACTGTTTCTTCCCAATCATTCACCATCTGGAAAACATCACAAACGGAGATGCAATATGAATCAAAGCGTGGCGGCAGCGGTATTGTAGGTTCCTCCTATCTAACTGGTGTTGGCAATTGTGGATCCAGTATTTCAGAAAATGTGGTAACATATTTGAGAACCTATGACTTTGCAGTAGAAGTATCTCCTACTACTTATGCGGAAGTCGGAGTATCTAGGGCGACATCGGGAGTAGGAACTACGTTCTCACGTATTCTTTTGCCCGTAACTGTATCCATTGATACAGGACAAAGGTTGCGTCTGGTTTATCAATTACAAGTAACGTTCTTACCAACATCGTCTCAATATGTTTCAAATGCAATTGTTAATGGATGGCCAGTAGCACCATCTACGAATACCAATATGACGGAATCTATCCAACAAATCTTGGTATCATCAATTAACACGAATGGTGTTTCTGCAACAACTATCACGCCGCTGGAACCAGCTTCAACTGGAAACCAATGTGCATTTTGGGCATCAACCAATTCACAATCTCTCGTGACGTTTGGAAATACTCCCGTCAACAGAGATTCTTTTGGAACCGCAGATACAACTACATCTACACAAGATGTTTATATTGCTGGTTCATATACATTGTATAAGAATGGAACGTTTGGACTTAGCCAAATGAACTACCAAGATCTGGCTTCATTTGGATTTGGTTATCACTCACCAACAACATACTATGCTTATCGTTCGACGGGACAATCATACGCAATGTTGTTTGAACAAACACAATCGAAGTACAATACACAAACGCTTTCATTCACTTACCGATGGACGTGGAGCAGAGTCTTGGCATAATGAACTATGACGGAAAAATTAGATTAACTCTCGAAGGTTTCTATAAAGTTGCGGTAGTAGATGCAACTGGAAAAGAGATTTGGAAACAACCAGAGTGGAAAAAGAACCTGATTCTAAATCAGGGAATGGACGCTCTTGCTTCGATGTATCCAGTTGAAGTGATGGAGTTCGGAATTGCTGGAGGGGGAACTCGTGTAAACAATCTTCAAGGAGGAGAATCCTCGGGGTCTGCGATTGGTGGATGGTTTTATTTATTACCCGTTGGAAGCGGAATTCAAGATTTGAATACCACAACATATGGAGGATGGATTGGAGGAATTCTGGATGCAGGTGATCTTATTCGTTTTAACGATGGAACGGATGTTGTAGTAACAGGAGTCAGTGACTTTTCTGCATCATTAAGTTCAACTATAACTGTTGCCAGCCAATCGTTTGCTATATGGAAAACATCACAAACAGGACTTCAAATAGAAGTTAAAAGATGTGCCAGAACTGGAATAACCAATGCGTCCTATTTCATAGAAAATGCAACGTCTTGTTATTCTTACTCGTCATCTGTAAATCAAATCCATCACCAAAGGATTTTTGACTTTGCCTCTGAAAGCATTTTAAGAAATTATAATGAAGTAGGAGTAGCGTGGGATGCAGACGATTCCCCTCAAAAAAGCACTTTTTCAAGAATACTTTTGACCTCGCCAGTGGCAGTTGGAATAAGTGAAAGGTTAAGATTGTACTACACTTTGAATGTGTGTTATTCTCCTGAATCTGCAAGCTATATGACCAATCCCTCTATTTCTGGTTGGCCAGTTTCACCGGCCAAAAACACAAATATAACTCAATCTTTACAGGCGATGCAACATACAACGGTTACTGGAAGACCGTTTTATTCCTACATAAATAATTCGAACGGAACATCTGTTACGAACAACGGAACATTGGATGTACCTTCCTCTGGACAAATATGCGGGTTTTGGTTATCCACAAATTCTCAATCACTTGTTCAGATGCCATCGTCTCCACCAACCAGAACAAGTTTTGGGACAGCGGCAACAGCAAGTTCGGAATTGGACGAGTATGTTCTTGGAAGTTATCAGAGGACTAAATATGCTACTTTCAATCCGACACAGATCAACTTTACAACTCTGAAGACTACTGGATTTGGAAATAATAATGGTGGATATGGAACTTCCACGTCAAATGGACAAACGTTTGCAGTGATGTTTGAGCAAACTCAATCTAAATACAACACTCAGGCACTTACTTTCCGTTATTTGTGGAGTTGGAACCGAGTACTAACAAGCAGTTAAACATATGAATTACGTACCACATCAATGCGGGGCAATGCTCCAAGGATTTTACAAAGTAGCCGTTGTAGATACCAATACTGGAAAAGAAATCTGGCGTCAGCCGGAATGGAGAAAGAACCTTATTCTTAATAACGGTATGGATGCTGTTGCAGCCCATCCTTATATGACGTGTATGAGACTTGGTATTGCGGGAACTGGAACCAGAATGAATTTCATCACGAGCAGTGCTTCTTCGGGGTCTGTAATCAATGGATTTTTATATCTTGATGTTAAGCCGGGTGGAATCCAAGATTTTTCTTCCTCCATATATGAAGGTTATTCCGGGTCACTTCAAGCCGGGGATATGATTAAGTTTGAAGATGGGACCGAAATTATGGTAACTGGGTCATTTTCTGTTGATACAGTGGTAAGCGACTTATCCGCTTCTGTTAACAATTCCCTATTGGTGGTTTCCACCCAATCCTTTACTATTTGGAAAACATCACAAGATAGATTGGAACAAGAAGTTCGTCGTGCCGGTACGGGAATTACAACTTCTTCCTATTTGGATTTGTACAATGGAACTATCATGGATGCTCCAAATGGAACTGTTATGCATTATCGAACGTATGATTTCGGAAGTGAAAGCATTTCCAGAAGCTATACAGAAGTTGGAGTGGGATGGTCGGTAACTGCCCAAAGCAAGACCGTGTTTTCAAGAATCCGTCTTCCAGCTCCAGTAACATTAAGCTTCGACCAAAGATTAAGAATGGTTTATGGATTGTTCATTCAACTTTCTCCGACAAACTCTGTTTATACGTCAAATGTTCCTATTTCTGGATGGCCAGTAGCACCATCTACGAATACGAATGTAACTCAATCCATTCAAGTTCTAAATTTATATACTTGGCAAAATAGAATTTTTTCCAGTGGAGCAGATAGTGCTGTCGGTCAATCTAATTTTGAACCATTTACTTCTGAAGGGAATTGTTATTTTTGGTTGTCGGCAAATTCAGAATCTTTATTTCCTCCAACAGGATCGCTTGGATCACCGGGCAAGATTAATAGAAGTCAGAGTGCTTCCTTGGCAAGCTCTACTCTTACACCTTATACTTGTGGTAGCTATAGCAGATTTAAGTACGCAACTTTTGGGTTGAATGATTCCAATAGTGATAGATTATACACTTGTGGTTTGGGTTCCAGACATGGCTCCCCGCTCTTTTATGACCCTTGGTTTCAGGCGTGTGCATATACAATGAGATTTGACCAACCACAAGTAAAGACAGATACACAAACTCTGACACTGTATTTCAAATACACTTGGGGAAGAATTCTTGAATAATGATTAAGCAAATTGGAAAAAGCAGTAAAGTGCTATCACCCTTTCCGGCGATAAAGGCATGGGAACTGTCTAATGTTGTCAATGATGACCTTGTTTTAATTGAACCACCAGATACTCCAGAAATTGCCGTTGCTCTTGATTACATTGATTATTCAGGAACTCCTATTCTGAATCGTGAGTGTAGTATCGCTTTGGAGCAACAAGAGGACGACCTTGCTCAATATGAAGAAGGTGTGAGTGGAAGCGGATATTTCTATCCAGACGAACCTCAAAATGCCAATGGTACGTACAAACGTTTGGTTTATGACCAGATAGAGAAGGCATTTTACAATTTATATCGCAATCCTCTTCAAATTTTTGGAATGGAAAACATTGATTTCCCGAGAAGCGAAACCATAAGAATCATCGGAAATCGTTTTCTTATGTTCTCAATACCCCGAAATATGATGGGAGATCGCTTGGTTGCGGGAACTATTCGCATGTATGACACCAACCTTGATGATAACGTTGATATTTATGATGATGGGGTTGGTAATCTGATCGCAGGGAACGACTTGTTCTCCAAAGTTCAAGAAATTCGGACTTTGGGTAACATTATCCTATCTGGTTCCGTGACAAATAGTTGCGAAACATATACGGAAGTTCCGGCTGGAATTCCGATGATTACTGCAATCCAAACGTAAACGAGAATGAATACACAATCATATGTAAGCTGGAGTTACACGGGTTCTGACCATACGGGATTCAAGCTGGAACGCTCTACCCCAGAGTCAGGGTCGTGGACAACAGTTTTTACGTGCTCCAATGTCGTCACGACATATTATGATGACGCCGCATGGTGGGGCGATGTTTTGTTGTACAGAGTATCGGCAGTAAACTATTGGGGAACTGGTCCAACAAGTTCTATTGCTCCTGTTTTCATTGTTCCTCCTCCTGCCGACCTTTGGGCGTGGCAACACGGGACCACAACACAATCGGTTGTCTTCTGGCATTTTGAAGGTCGTCATACTATGTCTCTTTCCCGTTCTTCGGACGGGGGTTCAACTTGGGATTGGGGTATTGAGCTTCCACCTATGCAAACGGATAGTCGTTCTGCATACTATTACATTGATGATACGGTTTCGGTAGGAAATACTTACACATATCGAGTTCAAGAAATCTTTTCGGCGAGCATTGAACCGACGAGTTCCCTCGCATCCGTTACTATACTTCCCGAGACATCTTCAAGAACAGCATTTGCTGTAACTGCCGATGCCGGATATCAATACAATGATATAGATGATACTCCGTGGGGACTGCATACCGCTTCACTTCACGAAGCAAATAGAGTTGCTAGAGCAACCATGAGTGTCAATGCATGGATTTTGGCTGGTGACAACTATTACAATGCGGAAAACCCGGGCGCACTCGATCCAAATACCTATGGTGGATATGAAGGGCAAGCTGGCAGAATGCTCGGACCATCTTCAAGTTTGTGGGCATGTGTTGGAAATCATGATCTAAGTGATATTGGAGCATCTTATTTCCTAAACTATTTCAAACCACCTGCCGGATATACTGGTTCAGCAAGAGTTTATACACAAAGCCTGAATACAGTGGATGTATTCTTTTTGGATACGACGAGTACAAGTGGTATTGCTTTATCACAGAGTATGCCACAACTGACATGGTTGAGCCAATCTACGGAATATTCCCGAAACAATCCTAACATTCAATGGAGAATTGCAGTAGTTCATGTCCCCGCCATTTGTTCTTCTGGAAGTCACGCACCAAATCCACATCTTGCGGCTATTCCTTGGCAAGAGTGGGGTATTGATATCATGGTTTCGGGTCACGTCCATTGGGTAGAGCGAATTGAAAGTTCGTCTGTGGTTTTCTTAAACACTTCTCTAATGGGAAGTGACAAGCGTTCTATCACAACGGCATCCTTGGATACTAAATGGTGGTACACTGGCGAGGGAGACGCTGATTACGTATGGGCACTTCTTGAGATAAATTCTGGTAGCAATCATCACGTTCTCTCCATGTCTTTCTATTCTGGTTCCACTAAAGTAGAAGATACTGGTTCTACGGACATTGTGAATGCAATGAAAGCGGGGTATAGTACTGTGTTGATGAAGCCGTGGTATGCTCCTCCAACCGCAAGTGCTATTCAGAGTGGAGAACCGACAGCATCGGTCAGCTGGATTTTCAGTGGAGAATTTTCACAGTCGTTATTCAGATCTGTGGACTCGGGGTCAACATGGCCAGTTACTTATTCTATTGACCCATTTGTTTACAGTTATGAAGATACAGCGGTTGCTGTTGATACATCTTATTGGTATAAAGTTCGCCATCTGTTATGGCCAACAGAACCATATAGTAATGTCGCTGAAGTTTTCATTTCATCATCAGCACCACCCGTACCACCACCGGAGGCTCCTTTGTTCTTAATGGTATCTAGCGGATCGGCAATCCTCGATTGGAGCGGAAGCGTCCAAGCGGATTATTACAATATCTATAAAGCACCATCGGAGGGTGGGCCATACACTCTTATCGGCACATCACCAACGACTCACTCGGTTGATTACAACGTAACAGCAAGTAATACCTACTGGTACAAAGTAACTGCCGTAAATGCGGGGGGCGAATCGGCAGAAAGCAATGAAGCAGAGCTTGATTTGATTTCTTGTGTTGGGCATGATTTTGCAGCGTACATGAGAGAGGGATACATAAATCATGGCGATATATCAACTTACCGAAACAATTATGGAAAATTTATTCCAATCTCAACCAGTTTAGCAACACAGAGCATTTCTGTTTGGGGTCGTTCTAAGGATTTCGATGTCTATTTGGCACTTGTTGACCAAACAGGTAGTGTTGTCGTAGAAAGTGATTGGAATGGATGGGTGCCGAGTGGTGATGTAAGCTTTGGTAATGCTGCATTCAACTATGTGTTGAAAGGTGGATATACCTATAACATTGAATTGTCATCTACTGATAATGCCATTGGACGATATAAACTTTACATTAGTCCCGGTGCTCGTTTGGAAACGAGCTGGAGCACATCAATAGAACCAACAGATTGTTTTTATGTTTCATCCTCAAACTATGTTGTTGTGGGAGAGTCGGGGACCAAACTTGTATTTTGGGATACAGTAAACAATACGGGTTCCATCATTCATTATAGTCAAGGAATCAATGGTGCGTGTTACAGTCCTACTCAAGATCGTGTATTCGCTTGGGTTTATAAGCAAGGACCGAGTGGAGTTTTAACGATGTCTATTGATGAATATGACAATGTTGGAAATTATGTAACTGCTACGGAATATCCTCGTTATAGTGGACAATCGCAGGTAGGTGTTCCTGATTTCAGTGGATATTTGTCATATGATGAATTCAATGATCGTATTCTCTTTGCTCGTTATAACTACAGTACTGTAGCAAATATCATTATTTGGGATTGTGCAACCAGAAGTACGGTTGCGGCTTTGAGTTCTTCGGCCTTACAAGGAGGATATGGTTTCTGGATGTCTTGCTACTCAGCAATCAATAACTCTTACTATGTCGCTCAGACGTATAATTCTAGTCTTTTGCCGGGACGTGGTATGGTCAAAGTAGATGGATCTACGTTTACGACAAGTAGCACAAGTGTTAAGGCTAGAATCGTAGTAAGCTATATTTCAGAAAGTAATACGATGTCCATTCGTCTTCCCGGCAACCCGGGTAAAGTCGCTTTGTATGATCCAGTATCGGATACAATTATCCATACTCAAGATGATTTACCATCATCGGGATTATTTGAGGCAGCTGGTGTGGGTGACGCATGTACTAATGTTTATGTTTTTGGTATTGATGATCAGGGTGGGCCAAATGTACCAGCAGTTGCATTATTGGATAGAAATACTTATCTTCCGATGAACTATTTGGCTCTTAATAGTGAGACGATTTCTAACGATCCATTTACTCCAGATGGATTTTATGGATACAGTTTATGTTTTGCTCCAAATGTATCCCGCATTTATTCAGCACAACAAACTTATGATGGTGCTACTGAAGGTAGATTGTACTCCATTCGTTTGAGTAGAATTCGTGATACAGGATGGATTGCGCCTTATACGGCTTCAGAGGTAGATACTGCATCGTGTGTATGGTTTTCAGGAAGCTACAAGATTACTTCCTCTGTACCCGGACCAACGGAGTGGATGGGAAGAGCATATCCCAGATACATCACATCTGATGGTAATACAACTGTTGTATCAGATAACGATTACCTGCTCGACGGAACTTTTCAGCATAACCGTCATAACTGGTTTTTCAGTACTGATGGACAAACTCGCTACAATGATTATACCGAATCATACACCCACACTTGGCCCGGCAGAAATGCTGTAGTGTGCAATGGTAAGTATTACATACTATCAGATGGAACTACATACCAAAGTCCATCGGGAGAAGCAATTACAGCATCTACGATGTTGGTGTTTGATAGCACTGGTAGCTTGTCAGCATCAATTGCTCTGACCTATGGAGCAATGGACTGGTGTAGTGATGGAGAAAGCGTTTGGGTATTTGAACATGATGGGACAAATGCTTATGTTGAACAAATCACGGGGTCCAACAGTACCATCGAAAATACTTATAACCTCTATGTGAATGGGGCGTTTGATCCAGCTGTGATTTCTGATACAGCTTCGTTTGAAAATGGAATTGACTATGGATATTACTACGGAAAGATGCTTTCGTTTATTGATTCCAATGGTAGTTCGTGGAACATTGTAAACAATGTCCTCGACAATACTGCTACTGAAAGTGGTAGTGGAGACATGTTGTGGTCATTCCAAAGTGGATATTCTGGATATTCTGGTTATCGCAAATCATTTGTGGATGATGGAACAACTGGATATGGTGGATGGGCGGGGTCCATATGCTATTGTCCGTTGACCGATACGGTGTTTATTGGAGCTTGGGGCACAAGTCCCGATTATCCTCCATTGATAATTGAAGTAAACCCGGATATGACGGACGTTTACACCTATGATCTTTCATGGTACACGGGCAGTGGATTCCGAGGAGTGGATGACATCAAGTGGGATGCCAGAGGACACAAACTAATTGCTTACAATTACTGGTCAGATGTACCCGGATGGACATTGTTGATTGATCCAGTTGCTCACACAGTTGTTTGCGAGCTTTCGCCTCTTGAAGAGACATCTTTTGATTCGATTATTGGAGCCTCGGCGGGAGCATCTTTTGGAGTAAATCCATCCAACGGGGAATATTATTTCCCACAAAGATTTGATGGAGATATTTCGGCATACACTGGTTCTGTGAAAGTCTATATGCGTGAACCATATGCCATTCCAGATCCTCCTGCTCCACCGGCAGCCCCATATTCTTTGAGTGCAAGCGTAGTAACTACATATGTTCAGTTAACGTGGGAATCTGGAAGCGATAATCAGGAATATTTTGTAATAGACCGATCAACGGATGGTATCAACTATACTTCATCGTATGCCACAAGTTCAATTAGTCAAAGCTACTACGATGATTACAACGTAACCGCAAGCAATTGGTATTGGTATCAAGTTGCTGCTGTTAATGCAAATGGAACGTCTAGTTATAGTGATACGGCAAGTTTACAATACTTCCCGGCATAACTCCATAAAAATAGTGGAGAGGTCTATTTATAATCAGGTATGTATGCCTTCATAAAGAACGAAAACTACGGTTACGCAGTAGCCACCTACGGAGATTATGTGGCTGTCGGAAACCCTGCCATTCTCCGATGGACAGCAGAATCAATGAGTGTTCTTCGTACTGGTTCTCTCGACTACTTCCGTTATAATAAGAATACTGACCAACATGATTATGTTGGCACGATCTTCAAAAATGTAGAAGATATTGATGTAATCTTGGCAACTGAAAATACGGGGGCGTATCCTTTTTATAACATCAATACAGAGGATGCTTTACTCCCATCCTTTACCGAAGATATTCTCATTGACAAAACATTGTACACATCTTCCGTAGAAGATGGATTTGGATTTTCGCTGGACATGTACGGAAAAACTCTTGTGGTAGGTTCTCCATACTTTACCCAAATTGTTGCGACAAGTGCCAGCGTTACCACGGCTTCAGGAACAACAGTTGAACTTCACGATTTGTCAAAGACAGAACTTGGAGCAACCGTCAGCACTTATCTTTACACCATTTACAATCCTGATACTACTATTACAAATTCTTTTGGTCACGGTGTCAGTATCAACTCAAAATGGATAGCGATTAGTTCTCCATATGTCAGTTCTTCGGCGGGTATGATTTACATGTATAGAAATCTCACAACTGGAAGTGCGGTTACTTGGTCACTCTATCAAAAATTAAATGCACCAAGCGGTTCTATTTCAGAAGCTCTCTATGGATGGGATTTGAAACTCAATAAGCAAAGTGGATCATATAGTCAAAGTATGATTGTCGGATGTGGTAATAATGCCAATGCTCAAGCCTACTATTACGAAATTATTACTGGAAGTTGGACATTAACTCATATTTTTAATCCGACAACTAATTGGAAATCATTGACCTTTGGACCATTCATGCCATATGACATGGATACTTCATCTGTAATGAATGTTTCCAATGGTTATGGGCGGGCGGTTTCGCTTTATGATTCGACTGTTGTGATTGGTGCTCCATATGATAGAGCAGTTTATGAATTTAGCGGGTCGGGGTTGTATCAACAGGGAGCAACATATGTTTATGAGAAATGTCTTGATATAACAAGCTCTTTGGAAACTCCATACTCACAGTTTGTCTTGAATCTTAAAACTTACGGCACCCCACTGACCATCAAAAACAATCGCATGGGATACTCTGTAGATGCGGGATTTGGATATGCTGTCTCGGGCATTCCTAAGATTAACAATGAAGGAATTACTTCTTGTTATGTGGGTGGTACACTTGATCAACTTCATCAATGTGCGTCCGATTTGGAAAATGCTTTGACGGGGCAAGCGATGCTTCTTCAGAAAAACACATCTTCTGGAGATTGGGAAATCGTCAATGTATATCAAAGAAAGAAGAGATACCTGAGTCCATACCGAAGCTACGGAAACGATGTTTCTATTGATGGACGCTCTATGGTCGTTGGAGCACCATTGCTTCTAACAGATTCCAATCGCTTTGTCAATTTGAATACAACGTCAAGCAGTGGTATGGTTTTGGATGATATTTCTGGCAAAGCATACATTTACAATCTTGCTAACTTGAGAGACGAGTTCCACGTCGGAAATGTTTTCTATCGTAATGGTAAAATTGTCATCATGACTTCTGGTTCTGTTTTTGATGGGTTGTTCTTTAACCCGATCAATGCCAACACATACGAATATGATTTACAGTTCAAAGGACAACATACCATTTATGAGAAACAAATCATCTGCCAAGTTGCTCCCGGCGAGTTCAATGTAAGTACTAATCCATCAGCAATTCATCGTCTGACGGGTTCATTTGATGTCAATGGAAATGGTATTTTCGATTTCCAAGATGTAGATGTAATTCTTCGCTATATGCAGTACAAGAATACAACTACCCTCGGCACGACAGTATCAACAGACTGGACCTCATCTCTTCTCAAAACAGATGATGAAAAGAGTTTGTATGAATGGAATATCAGTCAATCATTCTATAATGTTGAGGCAACATCCACACTTGCCAGTGAAAGTATTGTACGATGGGAAACCGAAGATACATGGGTTCAAAATGTGCTTGACTTGAATGAAGATAACAAGATTGATGTTCGGGACATGAATATTGTGTGGAAATATTTCACCTATCGTCTGACTCAAGAAAACTATGCAACATACATCACTCCTTCTTGTAAGAAAAAGCTGTTCAGTGATGTCATTGATTATTTGAATTTCATGTCTCAGCGATATGCTTTACCAGAAATCAATCACGAGTTTCAAGACTATGAAAGATTGACAGCACTTGATAAAACAGGTTCCTTCCTTGCGCCATATACAACAACCATTGGACTTTACGATGGATTGGACCTTGTAGCTGTTGCCAAGTTGGGTACACCAATCAAAATCACCCCCGAACTTCCGATCAATTTTGTGGTTAAAATGGACTGGTAAGTGATATTTATAGAAAAGGACATGAAATCAAAATTGTTTGAAAATGTAGGCGGCAATTCTTTTAAGCTGAGTCAAGAAGCAACTCTTCCGGGAGATGATCCTGTTGTAGAACCACATAATAAACAATATGAGCGAAATACAAAAATTGAAATTCAAATCGCCGATGAAGTAATTCATATGATAAAAACTGGTGATTGGCAAGATGAAGAGCAATCTCAAGTGATGCGTGATAGGATTTTGACTTTAATGCTTCATTTGAAAAAAGTTGGGAGTAAATAATTGTGGAGAGAAACTGTCCATCTTGTCGTTGCCCAATGTCCTATGTTTCTTTGGCAGAAAGAAATCGTGCTGAAACGAATGGAGTGATGTGTAGATCATGTTCTCACAAGGGAAACAGACTTTCTTTTGAGGCAAAACGAAAAATTTCTTTGAGTATGGTGGGAAATAAACGAACATTGGGATATAAATTTTCCAATGAGAGTAGAGAAAAACTTCGTAGGAAAATAGTAACGGAAAATACCAGAGAAAAATTGAGAGAGCGACGACTACAACAAATTGATAGACTTGGGTATCGTGGTCCCGCATACAACAAACGTGCGTGTTTGTTTATCAAAAAGATCAATGATATGATGGGCATTCAGTTACAACATGCTGAGAATGGTGGAGAGATTAGAATTTCAGGATATTCTTTGGACGGATATGACAAAGAAAAAAATGTAGTTTTTGAATATGACGAGGCGAGAAATCATAACACTCCGATTAGAAAAGAAAAAGATCTCCGAAGACAAGAAAGGATTGTAAAAAGAATAAATCCAATTTTGTTTTTGCGTTATGATGAAAGAAATAGGCGTCTTTACGATGCCATAACAAACATAGAATTACCTGTACAGGTATAAGGAGATAACCATGCCTACCCCCTCAGAAAGACCATCATTGTCAAAGAACCTCGAAGAACGCTACGCTACGCAGCGTGCTGGTGGTGCCTTTGAAGTAAAGCAGAGACTCAAGCCACCCGGCCAAGCACCACAGACTGGTGACAGAATGCCGATTGATGGTAACGAAGCTCTCGTCAGCGTTGACGATTTTGCCGTGAAACCAATGCAAGGTGTGACCGAACTTTTGGATGCTATTGAAGCTAACGCTTCCCCGGCTCCAAAGTCCAAAGAATTGTCGCTCTATATCAAAGGACTTGACACTCGAAGATACGCCCCATCTGGCAGATAAAAATAATTAGTTACGAAAATGGCGTTTGGATTTCCCGAACGCTATTTATTTCATCACATTTTTGTATTTTTTTGTATTTCATTTTGCTATTTATTGGTATGAAACAAAAAGATTTAGCGACAATTCGCATAGACAAACAAGTTTACAAAGAAATCAAGGCATATTGCGAACTCCGTGGATTGAAGATTTATAAGTGGGTTGCAAAAGTACTGAAAATGGAAATGTCAAAGTGATATGAGCACTATTATATCTGGGATTTACAAAATAACAAATGTTCACACAGGAATGTACTATGTGGGGAGTTCAACCAACATTTATTATCGTTGGTACATTCACAAATGTAAATTAAACCATAAACATCATGCTAATCCCCATCTTCAGGCGGCGTGGAATAAATATGGTCAGATTGCATTTAGGTTCGAGGTTATAGAAACCATTTCTAGTACTGAATTAGAAGCAATAGAACAAAAATACCTAGATGAATGTCGTCAACATCCAGAATTGAGTTACAATTTGTCATTCGACCCAACTGCTCCAATGCGAGGAAGAAAAATGTCCTCAGAAAGCAGGAAGAAGATAAGTAATTCTTTAATGGGGAAGGTTGTAAATGAGGAAACGAAGCAAAGAATAAGTGATGCACGAAAGGGAATGATATTTTCAAAAGAGCATCGATCCAATATAAGTGCATCTCAACTTGGTCGTGTGCCGTGGAATAAAGGAAAGATCGGTGTCCAAGTTGCGTGGAATAAAGGTCTTTCTTATGGTGTCGAAACAAGAAATAAAATACGAATGGCAAAACTCGGAAAACCATCACCATTCAAAGGAAAACATCATTCCGAAGAGTCAAAAATAAAACTTCGTGAAGCCACCTTACGAAAGAAAAGAAATATATGAAAACTCTTGGGTTAGACCTCTCGACTTCGGTTTGCGGATTTGCCATTGTGGATAATAAAGTCATTATGGATGCCGGATTTTTTGATATAGGAAAGGTAAACAAATATAAAGAAAAGGCAAATCTCATTATTGATGGACTTGACAGTAAAGTATTTAATAGGATAATTATTGAAGAGACTCTTTCGGGATTCGCATTCGGAAAAACTTCTCAACAAACTTTATTAAAATTAGCAAAAAATAAAGCTGTCATTTCTTTCATTCTTGAAGAACACTACAAATGTCCCATTTTTTATGCAAATGCCGTGACTATGCGTAAGCAGTTGTTTGGTGTTTCAAGGATCAGGGGCATGAAACCTAAAGAGTTTGTTAAACAACATATAACCAAAATGTTCGATGTTACACCGTGGATGAAATTAAATAGAAACGGAAACCCGGATAAACGAATGGAAGATATTTATGATGCAATTGTTATAGCGTGCTACAATCCTTAATACGATTGCTATGGCAGAGTGATATTTATTCGATGTATGAAAGACATCACCGTAATATGTGATCGTTGTGGGAAAGTTGTTCATGGAACAATTGGTGTATGCCCATCCACGGGCGCAATTGTCACTGGTGGATACTATAATGTTGCAGAGGGAAATTGGAAAGATTTTGCTCGTTGGGACGAAGAAATAGTTTGTGACGATTGTATGCATTCCTGCCCCAAGTACAAGAAAATCTATGGGGTAGGTCTGGAACAAGAATAACACCATTGAAATCAGGTTACTTATACATCATTATCAATGAAGCCTTCCCCGGCTGGATTAAGGTTGGCACTACTGCCGACTTGACCACTCGCCTTCATACTTACCAAACGGGAGACCCCCTCAGACGTTATCGAATTGTCTATTCTCTTCATCATCCCGAATTTCGTGAAGCAGAGAAGCGAATCAAGGAAACCATGAAACCTTTTGCCCTCGAAATAAAAGGGGAATGGTATCGGATTGACCTTCACATGGCGAAAAGTCGCCTCGAAGAACAATTGGACGAGTATAATAACTCCCAACTCACCCTACCCAAGTGTGAGATTAAAATAAGTTGAGTTTCCTCGGTAAGTCGAGTATAGTGGGGTCATGCTCGTACAGTCGCAGATTGTTTCTCTGCTCAATGAACTGCTAAATCAAACCGCCCGATTGAGAAAGGGAGGAAACCAAGCGGTTTATTTTTGTCCCTGCTGCCATCACTACAAACGCAAGCTAGAAATCAACTTGGAGACGGGACAATGGCATTGTTGGACGTGCAATATCAAGGGTTCGTTTCTTGGGTCTTTTCTGACCAAAGTTAAAGCACCCAAATCCTATCGGGATCGTCTTCTAAAACTCACCGGCGACCTTCGCCTTTCTGTCCGCAGTCGTAAAAAGCCTTCCCCAAACGATGTTGTTCTTCCAGAAGAGTTCATTCCGCTTTCTATTCCTCGAAATGACGTGGAATATAAGAATGCCTTCACTTACTTAAAGAAACGTGGAATCACTCACGAAGACATAGTTAGGTACAATATCGGGTATTGTGAAGAAGGTGACTATGCATATCATATTATCGTTCCTTCCTACGATGCCAACGGCAATCTCAACTTTTTCATTGGACGAAGATATTATGACACAGAAGGAGCAATCCCACATAAGAAACCAGAAGTTCCGATGGAGCTGGTCGGGTTTGAAAGTTTCATCAATTACCATGAACCACTCAACCTCTGTGAAGGAGTTTTCGATGCGATTGCCATCCGAAACAATGCGATTCCTCTTTTTGGAAAGTATCCGTCAAAGACTTTGAGAGAGCGAATGATTTTGAATAAAACGAAACAAGTCAACATGATTCTGGACAGCGATGCCCCAGAAGATTCAATACGCAATTGTGAATTGTTGATGAAACAAGTTCCCGGTCTTGAAGTCAAACTGGTTAAACTTAATGGTAAAGACCCAGCCGCAATGGGATTTGCCAAAACTCATGCCGCAATCCGACATCCTGCCGAAGCGGTGGACTTCATGGATTTTCTTAAACACAGACTTGGATTATGATTACTCTACTTAACTCTCCCATTCCCAAATACTCACATATTCTGCACGTAGCAGACATACACATTCGTCTGAATAAGCGACACGATGAATATCGTGAAGTGTTCAACAACCTCTACGAAGAAATCAAGAAGACTCCACCTACCACATTGGTTGCCCTTCTCGGCGACGTATTCCACAGCAAGTCTGACTTGAGCCCGGAGTGCGTACAAATGGCGACCGACCTTTTCAAAGGTATTGCCGATCTTCGCCCATTGATTCTCATAGCTGGCAATCACGACGCAACTCTATCCAATAAGAGCCGTCTGGATAGCTTGACCCCCATTGTTGATGCACTCAATCACAACAACGTCTTCTATCTCAAGACGACGGGGTTGTATGGATTTGGGAATGTTCTCTTTAATAATATGGGCGTATTTGACCAACCTGAACACTACATTATGGGCAATACGATACCAGATGTATATCGGAATCAATATGAGCATATCATCGCTATGTTCCACGGCCCAGTAGATAAGGCATCATTGGATACTGGATACGCTATCAGCAACCCCGCCATTATGCCGCCATTATTTGACTGGCATGATATTGCACTTCTCGGTGACATACATAAGAAGCAAGATATGCAGGACTATGACCCAGATAACCATAAGCCTTGCATACACTATGTTGGTAGCATGATTCAACAGAATCATGGTGAGACATTGAAGAATCACGGATACTCTCTGTGGAATCTGGCTACTCGCAAGTACACCTTCCATGAACTCAAAAATGATTTCGGATATTTCACCATTGACATCAACAAGGGAAAACTCGTAACCGACTTGGCAGATTTGCCAAAGAAAGTCCGTCTCCGTGCTAAGTGTTTCGAGACCATTGCCTCCGAAGTCAAACAAGTCATTGCTGACATTAAACAGAAGGCACAAGTAGTTGAGATTGCCTATGTCCGCATGGATCAAGAGCGAGACAAGAAAGACATTATCCCGTTATGCAAAGACATTGTTCTGACAGACTTGACGAACGTTGACTATCAGAATCGTCTCATTACTGAGTTCCTACAGAAGAAGCTTCAGATCGTTGACCCTGCCAAAATTGATGCTATCATTGCCATCAATAGGAATACCAATCAGCTCATCAAGCGTGACGAATTCTCTCGCAATCTCAAGTGGAAACCCATCCGTTTTGAGTTTGACAATATGTTTACCTATGGGGAAAACAATGTCATTGATTTTACTCAGATGAGTGGTGTCTATGGTATTTTTGGTCCTAACAGGTCCGGTAAATCAAGTATTCTCTCTGCTCTCATCTTCTGTCTCTTTGACAAGTTCGACCGAGGATTCAAAGGTATGCACGTCCTCAATGTGCAAAAGACCAGCTTCAAATGCAAGTTGGAGTTTGAGATTGCTGGTGTCCGATACTTCATTGAACGTAAGGGTTCAACTACTCGCTCGGGTAATGTCAAGGTTGATGTGAAGTTTTGGAAGGTTGTAAATGGAGTGGAAGAAGAACTTCATGGTACTGCTCGTCGTGATACCAATGACATCATCCGTGATTACATTGGGACATATGAGGATTTCATTCTTACAGCTGCGTCATTTCAAAGTGCCAAGAATCTGTCATCGTTCATTGACATGGGAAACAGTGAGCGCAAGGATTTGCTTGTACAATTCATCGGACTTAATGTGTTTGATCGCTTGGACGAATCTGCCCGTGACCGAAACCGAGAATTGACTGCCGTGCTCAAGCTTCACAAGGATAAGAACTATCCCCACGAGATTCAACAGAATCAGAATGCTCTTGCCCACGCCGACAGTTTGTTTGCAGAAGTGGACAAGGAAGTGACCAGTCTGAAGAATCAGATTGCCGCCGTCAATGACCAGATTATTGCGGAAACGGCAAACCTTATCAAGTTGGATACTGACGTTCCAACGGACATTGGTTTCTTGGAGGCACGCCGAAAAACTGCCGAGGAAACGTTGGCGGCGAAGCGAAAGCTGATTGATGATAATCGAGGGCAACTTGCTCTTGCCGAGAAAAATCTATTGGAACACAATGGAGAGATTGATAAGATTGAGAAGTCCAACTTTGTTGAGGCACACAAGACTCACAAAGAGTTGTCCGACAAGATTACTGCCTTGAAGCAAAAGATTGACCTCAAGAAGGTTGAAATCAAGGGTAAGTTGGAAAAGGCTGCCAAGCTAGACAAACATGAATATGACCCCAACTGCAAGTTTTGTTGCAACAATGCCTTTGTCAAAGATGCAACAAAGGCGAAGAAAGAACTTGCCGAAGACAAAAAAGAAGCGGACAAAATGATGGACGTGTTGGAAGGTCTCCGCTCCGAACTTGCCAAATTCCAATGGGTCGAGAAGTCCTATGAAACGTACACTAAACTCTTGACTATACGTGGTCAAATCAAGGATGAATGTGCGAAGTTCAGCAAAAACATCATTATCGCAACCAATGAGTTGGAGAGGCTGGATACTGCCGCCAAGACCATTACACAGCAAATTGAACTCTACCATCGCAATCAAGTAGCGGTAGAAGCCAATGTTAAGATTCAATCGAAGATTGATTCATATCGCAATACGCTCACCAAGTTGGACGTTGAATTCCAGAAACAAAACCGAGTGCTTATGGAAATCTCGGGTAAGCGAGAATTGTTCCGCAATCAAATCTTAACTCTTACCAAGACGATACAGGAAGTGCAGGAGATGGAGTATGAATTTGATTCCTATCAACTCTATCTACAATCTGTGGGTCGGGATGGTATTCCTTACCAAGTCATTTGCAATACCGTTCCCGAGATTGAGAAAGAAGTCAACTCCATTCTCAGTCAAGTGGTTGACTATACTATTCAGTTTGAGACAGATGGTAAGAATGTCATTCCGTACGTGGTCTATGAACACGGACGTTGGCCAATTGAACTGACTTCGGGGTATGAGCGATTTGTGGCATCCGTGGCAATTCGAGTTGCTCTTACGGAGATTTCTAATCTACCAAAATGTAGTTTTTGTGCTGTGGATGAAGGCTTCGGAACGCTCGACCCCGATAACCTTGCGTCTATGTACACGCTGTTCCAGTTTTTGAAATCCAGATTTGATTTCATACTTATCATTTCACATTTGGATGTACTGAAAGATGCAGTAGATAAACAGATCGAGATTACCCGCTCGGGTAGCCTGAGCAAAGTCGTTTTTGAGTGAAATAGTTGGAGTTTTTTGCTTGGAGTAATATACTTATAGAAAGGAGTCCAATGGGACGAAAACTAAAATACAAGACAGAAGATGCACAACTTGAATCTAAACGACGATGGAGGCGGGAATGGTATCATCGCAACAAAAAACGAGTCAACCGAGAGCGTATGCAACGATACTATGCTGACAAGAAAATGCCCGCAGTGTAATGACATCTTGACTTACAGCAGTATTGGAAACAAGAATTTTGCAGAGCGACAAAAGAGATTATGTAGATCATGTACATTTTTTGGCAGACATCCCTCGGATTCTACTCGTCATAAAATGTCCGAATCTCAATCTAAGCGAAGACATCCTGAAAGTGTCAAACAAAAAATGCGAGGGTCAAGAAATGGAATGTATGGAGTCCATCGGTATGATAATCTCAATCCTTTTTATGGAAAGAAGCACGACTTCGAAACATGTAGAAAAATGCGTGTAGCTGCTTGCCTTCGGGTGCTACGCCTTCAACGAAGTGGTAGTGGACGAATTAGCAATTTGGGTAAAAATGAACAGCAATACTTCGACCAGCTAGAAAAGGAACGTGGGTGGTTTGGAAACCGACAACATTTCATTGAGCATCTTGGATATTTCGTTGATTACTATGAACCTACGTTGAATATCGTAGTGGAATATGATGAACCGAGGCATTACATCTATGGTGCTCTGCGAGAAAAGGATGTGGAGCGTATGAGGCAGATCAAGGACTATCTTGGGTGTGAATTTTGGAGGTATGATGCTTACCGAGGACAGCTTGTGAAATTTTAACTTAAAATAAGTTGATGATAGTAAAGAAATGTGATAATTTATGCATGACTATGAGTGAACCAAAGCGAATTTATTCTCCCATAAGGTACGCCGGGGGCAAAACGAAAGCTGCAAAATTGATTGCACCACACGTACCATCAGGTGTTAAACGGATCATATCCCCGTTTATTGGTGGAGCATCGTTCGAACTCTATATGGCAACCATTCGCCCAGACATAGAGGTTGTTGGATACGACATTTTTCAACCTCTGGTAGAATTCTGGAATCTAGTTTTGAAAAGTCCGAAAGAATTGTCCGACGCTGTTGCGGAATACAAACCTACGAAAACGTGCTTTACCGAGACTCGGGAAGAACTCAAAGAGTGGTGGGAGCAACACAAAGATATTGTCAAGCGTGGAGATAAGATTTTATTTGAGAATGACATCAAACGATTGAAGTTTGTTGCCATGTACTATTACAATCATCAATACTCCTACGGACCAATGTTTCTTGGATGGCCTTCGTCGGTATATCTAAAGGCGAAAGTACATAAACAAATTATTGCTCGTCTAAGAGACTTCAAGTGCCCAAATCTCAAAGTAAAGTGGGGAGACTTTCAACAAGTAATGTCGAAACACTCCGATGATTTTGTTTATGCAGACCCTCCATACTATGAGAGAATGGATGAGGATGCCGATTCGGGTAAGAAAAATGAACTCTTTAAGCCTTTGTATCCAAACTGCAACTTCCCAATTCATCATCGTGGATTTGATCACGATGCTTTACGTGATCTTCTGAAATCACATAAGGGAGGGTTTATTCTGTCGTACAACAACTGCCCAACCATCCGAGAATGGTATAAAGAGTTTCGTTTTGAATATCCTACATGGCACTATAGCTATTCTCAGGGAGAAAAACGAATTGGCGTAAATCGTGAAGTGAAAGTCGGCGTGGTTGAGAAGAAGATGACGGAGGAACAAAAGCAACAAGCTCAAAAGAAAGAATCTCACGAAGTTTTGGTCATCAACACATCCCCGTCAGCTCCTTTAATGAACGCTATTTCGAGTGGATTATTTGCCGGAACAGACACTTTTTAATTGACTTTGATGAGTGTCTATGTCATACTCTCGAAGTATGACAATTGATGAATTTGATGCAGCACGGAAACCATTGGTAGCACAATGCTCGATGCTGCGGCACAAAAATAACCCTCTAATTCAAGAGTACAATGTCCTAGCCAATAAGGCGGGGATAAATCCGTATCCTTCTTTCGTGGGGTCTCCTTCTTGGAAAATTGACAAAATGACCGAGGAAGAAATATGCGACGAGTGGCGTCGTGAATTGCGGTACTGGCAGGACTTAGACCAAACAATACCTGCCAAAATAGAAGTATTGAAAGGGAACGCCAAGGTCAAGCGTTCGCAAGAAGCATCTCGGCAAAAGGTGGGGGGAATGGATGACGAAGTTACTTTCTGTAACAAATACACTACCGATCCTCTAGTCAAAAAGACTACCTTACACGGAAGGTCTAAACGCCCCAAAAACTTACACGATTCGGTTGTCGTCGAACACAATTCGGAAAAGCGGGATGTTACACTGATAACCACTTCGGATACAGAATATCGTATGTCTCTTAAAGGAGACATTGATATAGTGCAGTGGTGTTTGCACGCCACGAACGAAGTTGGGGACTACTGGGGGAAGGAACATCCACTCTACAAGTTTTGTGCATGTCGGGATAAACATCACGATGAAGAGAAGACAGATGTAATCGAATGGGTTAAGGTCAACCTTTCCCAACACCTAAATGCGTGCAGGGAAATGTACAGGGAAGGAATTGATAAAAAAACCATCTATGCATTTTTGCGAAAACACCACACGGGATTCGATGATTACATGGAAGAACGGAGAAAATCCTTTGGTGTGAGCGAACAACTTACTGCCATTCTTGCCGAGCTTAACGATATAGAAAAACTGAGAAAATTTTTAACCAAGTATCTGACAGATGATGGAAATGCCAATGTGCTTGGAGCCAAGCAAGAAGACGGAACCTATCAGTTTTACAAATTCAATGACATTATTGACCACTATCTCAATTTCGGGGAAATCCGTGTTAGAGCTGAGTCAATTGCTATAGACGTTGATGGCAATCCTTCAATAACAATGGAATTCCGCAGTAAAGGAAAGAAATCACTTTTCATACGTCAAGAGTATCACAAGGGGGCGGGAAGCTTGAAAAATGTCTTAAAAACTTTAATACCAGTCTCTTTAACATAGAATCAAGAGGGAAGGCAGTTTCTCCAAGGTAGAATTTGAGTAAAAAGGTGGGCCAGCGAGTATTTATACTCGTATGGCCCATCAAATACTCTCAAGTTTTGGAAAGAAGGGTGTCGAGTTAGGTCTTGACACCATGAAGGTGGATATTGACGATACCACCTATCTATCCAAGTATTTCGTAGTTGCCGAGTTCAATCCTGTCTTTACGGCGGGTAAAAATCCAGTTGCATTTAACGGGTCTGACTTCTTGGAACCCGGTTCCGAAATTCAAGTTGAATGTTTGGATTCTGATGGCAACTCCCTCTTCATAGAGTTTCCCAAAAGCAATGTCCAGTACGCCGACGTTGCCCAATATGTGGTTTCTGTCAATATTTTTGATGAAACGTACAACGGGGCAGGTAAACTTATCTTTGTCGGGAAAACAAAAAAAGGTGAGGTCGTTAGATGGAGAACGAATATAACCATTGATAAGACTCTTCATAACGCATCCAAAGTTCGTTTCTATAACAAACCAACGCTTGAGGTTCGTGGTCTGCTCTATCCCGTCGTTACGAATGACGTTGCCGAAATTTTGACGAGAACAATTCCATTTACCGGAAGTTTTCATTCATATCCCGCCAACCCTCCAAAAGATACAAATCGTAGAAAAATAGACCTGAAGAAAACCGATATTGACTATCGGATTTCTTTAGCCGCAGGTCCATCAAACGTAATCACGCCGACGATCTTTCCAACATCATCTTTCAATAGTCAGATGGAAGGTCAATCGTTTAATATCAAAGCTTACAACATTCAACAACCATTTTCATATAGAGAAAGTATCGTTCCGGGCGTAACAGCTTCTTTCAAAGTAAAGAAAGTGTTGGATAGCAAAACTCTTATCACGACGGATGCTTTTTACTATACCCAAGGCAAAGATCAATTTGTATCAAGTATCAACGCCGGTGTTTTCACTGCTTCCTATACATGGGTTGCTTACAATACTGCTTCTGACGCTTATGCCAAAACCAAAGATGCTCAGGGAAATGTATTCTTCATCAAGGAGTCATATGCAGAAATCGTGTACCGAAATCTTAAAGCATTTTCAGGATTCATTGCTCGTCACAAACTCTATCGTAAGAGTTTGATTTATCCCGGTGACTTTCAACTAGTTGTGGATGAACCTCTCGGGGCAATTACTGCCAATCAAACTTATCCCGAAATGGGAAGGTTCTACAATCAAGTCCATATTGGCAAGTATTGGTTTACGAGTTCAAGAGAATTACAACTATCACATTCCGTCACCCCGTACATTGATGCGATGAAGATTATGGGAGCATCGTCTTCATTCGCCAAGGTAGATGGAGGAAGTTATGTCATTGTGAAAGCAGATTCCCCGAGGACTACGGGAAGTGCTGAATATGCTCCTTATGAAAGTTCTTCCTTCCTCAATTTACAGGGGGACGCATACAACTCTAATTTCATTAGTTTGAAGGCTGGAGCGTTGTATGTCCTATCATTCAATTGTCAGTTTGAAAAAGCATTAAGTGATACAAGTGCTAAGATATCGTTCTATTTCACAAGTTCCATACCGTCTATTCGGCAAGAAAAGAACTATAGATCTCCACATGGTCTTTGGCTTGGCGAAATTACAACGAAGGAAAAAACAACTCTAAAAAGGTTTCCCGATAAGCAAATGATATTCTTTACACCGCTGGAAGATTACTATGGAACTCTTGTCATAGTACCATACCGTTGCTATCCAACTTTTTCCGAATTGTCCTTAAAGGTGTACGGTGATTATGGATTTTCACCTGATATTTTGTTCACGAAAATACCATTCCCACTCCATGTAAGAAATGAAACTTTCCAGTTCAAAGCAGAACTATTCGATGTTAATTCTACATTGGTTTATTCTGATTTGAATACAATTCAGACATTTGACCCAGATGGTGAAAGCTTTTATACTGTTATTGGTGGAGCAAATGCCGACCCTACTCAAACAACAAAAGTATCTGGAAGTTTTACTGTATCTCAAAGTTTATTCCTTCCAAACATTCTTGGATGTCCACAAGTAGGAATTCGCCTTCTTGGATGGCATTATCCAACACATTCCCCCCCAA